TGCAGCGTTATTAGCAATCAAGTCTGAAGATATTAACACAGATGCTGTATTATCTACTACCAATGTTGAAGAACTTGATACAGACGCAGCAATCGAGTTAGCAGCAGATTTAGATCTTGATACTGATTCAGTAATTACTGTTATAAATAATTTAGATTTAGACACTGACGCGATCATATCATCTCTTGGAGATCTAGATCTAGGTACTGATTCATCTATTTCTATTACTGGATTAGAAGATCTTGATACAGATGCAGCTATACAGACACCAGTATATGAAGACTTGGATACAGATGCTTCAATATCTGTAATTAAAAATCTGTCACTAACAACAAGTGCATCTATTATTATAGAAGAGATAGAGTATATTTCTTCTGGTTTGCCGTATCAATTCTTCCAAGGGACGAGCTTTGACCCGTTTACTTTAGATTATGCCAGCGGTGGCTTGCCAATCGTTTTCATCAATCACTTTGTTCCTCCAAGTTCTTCTGGTACACTTAATCTTACCTCAAGCGCCGCTATTACTGTAATCAAATCAGAAGATCTCACGACTTCAGCGGGCATAACCACCAGTGAGAGTTTTGAATTAAATACTAGCGCCTCTATATCTCATTCTGGTCAAGCCGATGTTGATACCACTGCAAGTATTGAATTACTTTTAGCTGAAGATTTAAGTACCACAGCTTCTATTACGACTCTGGTTGATTTTGAACTTAATACAACTGCTAGTATTCAGGCCGCCGGTTCTCTTGAAATACCAACTGACGCCTCTATATCTACTACTAACACTGTAGAGCTCCAAACTGAAGCTGTAATTAGTATAACAATCGCTGTTGATATAGAAACTAATGCGTCTATAAGTCATATTAAGACATTAGATCTCGATAGCAGCGCTTCTATTTCAAATACTGAAAGTGTTGATCTAGATACACAGGCAACCATAAGTATTGTTTCAGCCACAGATATTACCACTGGTGCCTGTATATCCTTAATAAAGAATTTAGAACTTGGCACTGATGCAAATATCGGATTTATTATAGCTGAAAATCTTGATACAGATGCTGCAATAAGTGTTTTACAAGAAATAGAATTAGAATCATCAGCTGTAATAAACATATCTATAACTAAAGACTTACAGACTTCAGCCGCTATATCAGTTGCTACATTTACAGGAATAGTAATAGCAGGAGACAGAAACTCAGCTAATATAGGTGCTGGAGATAGAAACTCAGCTATTATTAGAATTGGAGATAGAAGAAGCAGATGAAAACCAATAATTATACACTAGGAACTAGAGTAGAAATTTACGGTGTTTTTCAAACTCGTGACGAAGTAGATATAGATCCAGATATTGTTACTGCAAAATATAAAAAACCTGATGGCACTATAATAACCAAACTATATGGTACAGATTCTGAGATCGTAAAAGAATCTCAGGGAAATTACTATATGAATGTTGATACAGACGCTGATGGAGTTTGGTATTATAGGTGGATAGCAGATGGCGCAGAAATTGCTGGCGCTGATGAAGATCATTTCATAATAAATAGATCTGAATTTTAGGAGAAAGCATTGGCAACTCTAGTTTCAAAAGCTAATGGTGATTTTACTGATAGCGCTAGTTGGGCTAACGTAGATTCTACGTCTTTGCAAATTTCAGAAACATCTAACACTTCAATACCAACTAGCCCAGCTAGCAGCCCAACCTTTACGCCTGGCGCAGTAACAGTAGATGGCATAGCTCTAAAAATTGCCACTAGAGGTGTATCTGCATCTGGTACTTTTACAGCCGAATTGACCCAGGGAGGAACCCCGGTTACTGGAACAACTGTAACAGTAAACGTTGTAGACATACCTGTCTGTAGCACATCTCAAAACAATGGTGGCTGGATATTCTTTAAATTTGCCTCTCCAGTTCTTCTAGCCGCGGCTACCGCTTACGCAGTTAGAGTATCAGCGAGCATTGGCGGACAGATAAGTTTGTATAGGTCTTCAACATCAAATGACTGGGCCAGAATTCTTAGGTTAACTGATACGGCTACTCCAGCAGCTGGAGATATTATGTATATAGTAGGAGAACATACTGGAGCTGGAGCTAGAACTGATCTTACCATAGTAATGGATAATACTGCAACTACAGATTTTGGTTCAATACACGTAAGTCAAGGCGGAATACTTTCATTTGAAACTTCTTCTGCAACAGATTATTATTTGAAGATGTCTGGCGTTAGTAATATATTCGCTAACGGAATACTTAATGTTGGAACTAGTGGTTCTCCAATTCCAGGCGATAGCACTGCTGTAATAGAATTTGATCCAGCTTCTGATGGACAATATGGATTAAATATTAAGAGCGGTGCAGTTTTAAATATGTATGGTACTTCAAAAACTGTAGCAGCCTATTTAGACGCAGATGCATCAGTAGCTGCAACCTCTATTACTTCTGATATTTCGACTGGATGGAAGAGTGGCGATGTAATCGGAATTGCATCTACTACTAGGACTCCAGGTGATTGCGAGACAGTAACTTTAAGTGGTGATGCATCTGGGACTACAATATCAGTTGGAGCATTAGCCAATGCGCATAGCGGAAGTACTGGGACTGAAGCAGAGCTAATAAATCTGACCAGAAATATCATGTTTCGATCTGCTACCTCTACCTTTGGAACGTATTTGAATTTCCAAGGAGATGCGGCGGTTCATATAGAATATGTTGCATTTCAGTACTTAGGTGATGCATCGCTTAATCGTGGAATAGAAGTTAGTTCTACTTTTATTGGTCCAGCTGTAATTCATGGTTGTGCATTTAGAGATTTTGAATATTCAGCTATATATAGCACCGCATCAGCAGCTTCTATAACTATATCCTCAAATGTTTTTTATAATATGATAACCAGTAACTCGTCAACAGCAGTAATTTATATTGCTAGTAGCTCTGGCAGCGTTTATATAAATGATAATGTGATAATGTTATGTTCGGCAAGCGCTGCTTCTGGCATATTAAGAGTTGGTAATGGAGCGCTGGAAATAAATGGCAATACAATAGTCGGAATAAATAATACCAGCGCAACAGGATTGGCTTTAGATGGTAATACATATTATCCTGAAGTAGTAGGCAACACTATTCATAGCTGCGCGATGAGCAACGGAAATGCTATGAGCATAACATCATCAGCTTGGGCTGATATCGCAGATCTGAAAATATGGAGAATATCTGGAAATGGGTTACGATTAAATATATCAGATCTTGGAAAGACGGTTATAGCAGGATTAACTGCCTTAGGAATTTCTGGTAATTCAATTGAAGTCAACGGAGATTCATATACAGAAATTATTGATGGAATATTAGATGGAGAAGCAAGTTACTCAGCTACAGCTGGTATATATCTTGCAATAGGAGCTTCAACAATAATTCTCAAGAATTGTTCATTTGGAGCTGTAACTGGATTTACTACCGCCGATATAAGAAATTATTTATCTACATCAGCAATGCACAATTTAGTTGCGTATAACTGTATTTTCGGATCAAGCACAAAAGTTTCTTCTATGTCAGCTGTAGATTTTCGATCTCAGATACACCTGCATAAATATAACCAGTTAGATTCTCACAAAAACTTTTACAAATATGGTAACGCTGAAAGCGAAGAAACTATAAGAAATACAGCTTCTGGGTTTTCTTGGAAACTTACTCCTCTATTCACCGATAGAAAACTAGTATTTCCAGGGCCTACACAAAATCATGTTTTTCAGGCTCAAGTTCAGGCTAACGAGACATATGATGTCGGAGTGTACATCCTGAAAGATTCATCATATAATGGTAATGCACCTAGATTAATGTTGCTGGGAGGAATAGTAGCCGGAGTTGACGATGAAGTTAGTTCCTTAACTGTCGGAGCTGATACTTGGGAATTAGTTTCTGTCAATATCACCCCAACAGAAAGCGGTGTTATTCAGTTTTACGTAGACTGTGACGGAACAGCAGGTAGCGTTTACGTGGACGATGTCACCGTCACGTAGGAAGTCATGAATTTAGTACTTTACATAATTTATGTTGTATCTATTTTTTCAAATTCTGATGCCTCAACCAGCTATTCTATAACTATAATGCCAGTCGCAAAAGATGGCATAGTTACTCCAGTTATACCTACTCCTACGCCAACCACTATCCCAGAGCCTACGGTTCAGGTATTTCAATGCCAAACAAGAGGTGGAGACTGGGGCTGGGTTATTATTCAATATGACTGGCCGTGGTGGGAGGCCTGCCAAGTCATTATCTGTGAATCTGAAGGCTTACAATATGCAGTATCTCCAACAGGCTGTATAAGTTTATTTCAGATTTGTCCTAACGGATCATTTGATCCTCAAGTCAATGCTTCTCAAGCATATAACAAATATCTAGATGGAGTTAGAATTGGAAATAGGTGGTATCATTGGAACCAACACGGCAATTGCGGACATTTTTACTAGGAGCAAAGCTTTGATATATGGATATATCATTATAGGCAGATGTACAGCTGGCAGGTTTAAGGATGAAAATGTAATAGTTGGTAATTTCAAAATTAACAATCTGTTTCCGACAAAGCTTGGAGCAGACATACGATGTGCAGAGGTAATAGAGTATTTAAGGTCTCTTCAAAAGCCAGAGATAGACCCTGATACCATTAGAGTTCTGCCTGTACAAACACTAGAAATTGGAGTTTACAACTCGTAACAAAGAGATTATATTATAGACGTCTGGAGAACAGAATGGAAATTAAAAGCGAAGTCGAAGACATACAGGATTATCTAGCAAATACAATGCAGGTAATAAACGAGGTTAGGAGAAGAACCCTGAATGACCCAGTTTTCGCTAAGGCTGTTAAAGATTCAAAAATACCAGAACAGCTTAAAAATATAGCTGAAAATTGTGAGTTTGATCAGGGCCCAACGATTACTAAAAACAAGTTTAATATACAGCAGAGATGAATAGAGAAAATTTGCTCCGTATAATCAAGCTAAAAAATAAACAACCTGATGAAGTAGAGTGTCCAGAGTGTTTATGTCTAGTTAAGTTTTATGGAGCATTTGGCTGTAAAAATTGTGGATGGGAAGGAATAATCTGTGAGACCTGCTAAAAGTTCTGAGAATGTAACTTTTCATAGAGAAGCCGCAAGGCTTATGAGAGAGAATGCAAAAGCATGGTCAGAAAAAGGTAGGTTAAGAAGGTCTAATCTATTTAAAGGCCAAGCTAGTTGGCATGATACAGAGGCCGATAGATTAGAAGATAATGAATTTATCCAAGAGAGATTACAGGAGGTGGCTCTTCTATTTGCACGTGAATGTCTTATACAAGGTATGGCCGTAGGCTACCTAACAATGACAGACTCACGCATTGTCACACTCTCTATAGACCATACATACCTTGGATTATTATCATTCAGCATCAATTCTGAGGACCTACCAAATTGGGTTCCAATATACCCTGATTCATACCGAAAGATAGACCAAGATGCAATGTACGACCGCATAAACAGATATTTGAGGCCAATTGAAAATGCACAGCCCAACAGAACGGATTAAATTTTGGCAATTACTCCTCGATAACCTCGGGGTAGGACCACTGACACCGTGGAGAAAAGCGTTTCTAGACGAATGGGCTAGATATGAAAACACAGAAGCTAGACATAATCCTCTAGCAACTACGAGGCCAGGGTTAGAATGGGCTGAAAATCCTTATTTTAACAAAAATGATGGTTTTCCAGTTCGCAACTATGAGAGCATTGAAGCTGGAGCTCTTAAAACAGCAGAAACTCTCGGGCTTGCTTTTTACACAAAAACACTGAAAACAATTAAAGATGAAATGTACGTCCCAGGGGCTGGAGAAGAAATCAAAAATACCTGGGGCACATTTTACTTTGGCCAAGCGTTAATGAATGGATGGAGACCATCAGTCTCCAGCCCAGAACCTTTTCCAGCTACAGGCTATATAGATCCAGTATTTACAATTCTCCCAGTAGAAGGTACAATTACTGGTCGATATTGGCAAACCACTGGCTACTGGTCTGCTAATAATCCACATGCTGGACTTGATATTGGTGGACCTCCATTTCCAATATTTAGAAAACCAGTTTTAGCTCCAGCCCCAGGAATTATTGATGGAGTATTTCCAGCCAGAGCTTCTGGATTACATTCAAGTTTTGGAAATTTTGTAATTGAAGACTTTCCCAAGACTAAATATTTTGGTGGATTTGCCCATCTAGACTCTATTGCGGTAGTTGCTGGTCAATCAGTAAATACTGGAGACATTCTCGGATATGTTGGATATACTGGATTAGTAGATCCTCCAAATGAAAATGGAGCTCACCTTCATTTTCAGCTTTCAACAAGAAGAGAATTTCCAAAAGAATTTGAAGCAACAGAGGATCCTCTTAAATTCTACAAACCTGGACAAGTAACAACTCCACCAATTCCAGCAAAGCCAACGAGTCTATCTGATCGATTGGCCCTCTTGGAAAGAATTATTGGCGGATGGGGTATTAAGGTAACTTGTACCCAAGTCAATCAAAATGTTCTTCAGAATATAAAGAATGGGCCTGTCTTCCAAGGGAGCGTGGTTGAGCTTTCTGGGCCAGGTGCTTTACGATACATTGATGACATGCAGATATCCATATATAACTCTCACCAAAATCTTAATTCAGCGGTCATGCTCATGAAGGAGGCTATAGGGGTCGGACAAAACGATACAATAAGCAGACAAGAAATTTTAGACCTACTTCAGCTTGCGCAAGAAAGATTACAACAAAATGGCTAGAAGAACTATTCTTCTGACCGGTGGAGCAGGATTCATTGGTCATCATTTCGTAGAACATTTCTACAAGAATTTTGATACTAACCCAAAGATCAAGATTATTGATCGATTAACTTACGCTGGCTCACTACACAGACTTAGAGATATTCACGTCTGGCCTAGCCTAGATGTTGAATTTTACGCTGCAGATTTTACCCAACCGTTAGGCAAAACACTGCTTGAAGAAATCGGTAATGTAACAGATATTATCCACATGGGAGCAGAAACTCATGTGGATAATTCTATTGAAGATCCAGAAGCTTTTGTTCAAGCTAACATTTTTGGCACCTTCCAGATGCTTGAAATGTTGAGGAAGATGGAGAGAAAGCCAAGATTTTTCTATTTCAGTACTGATGAGGTGTTTGGCCCTTGCTATGAGGGCACTAATCCGTACGACGAATATGCAACTTTCAATCCTAGTAATCCATATTCTGCTACAAAAGCTGCTGGCGAAATGCTTTGTATGGCCTACAGGAATACATATAAGCTTGATATTGTTATAACCAGAACCATGAATGTTATTGGTGAAAGGCAACATCATGAAAAATTCATCCCGAAAGTCATCAGAAGCATTCTTACTGGTGAAGAGATTACTATTCACGCAGATTCCACTGGCACTATACCTGGCTCTAGACAGTATATTCACGCTCGCAACGTAGCTGATGCATATGTTCGCCTCATAGAAGAACCTGAACTAGCTTCCACAGCATATCATATTGTTGGAGAACGAGAAGTTAGTAATCTAGAGGTTGTAGAGTTGATATCTGGTCAACTTGGTATACAGGCTAAATACAAGCTCGTAGACTTTCACTCAAGCCGACCAGGCCATGATCTAAGATATGCTCTTGATGGATCGTGGATCAAGAAAGAGCTGGGTTGGGAACCACCAAAAACGTTTGAACAGTCACTTGAAAAAACCGTTAGATGGTATCTTGAAAATAGGGTTTGGCTAGGACTATGACTGTAAGATTTATTGACATGATGGGTGACGATCTCAGAATCGTAAATATGGCTCGTCAGTCATTTGCTGTAGAACATACAGAAATGACTCCAGCTGATTATGGAATTCTGAACAGTCTTGCGATTCCTCCGAGTGGTATTCCTCATGGAGCACCCTGGGAACATGTTGTATTCAGCTTTCAGGTTACGTGCAGTATTAGGGTCGCTAGAGAGTGGTTCAGGCACAGAATCGGTAGTTTCAGCGAATTAAGTACAAGATATGCTGAGATGAAAATGGGTGTCATGGAAACGCCTGTCCCTAGACGCCAAGTTGGCAAAGCCATGAGCTACAGTTTCGAAGACATCGAGGGCGAAACTGGCGAACTGCTCATCAATATCTTCGAAGAATCTCTAGAGAGATCTCTCGAATCATATCATCAACTTCTGACGCTGGGCGCCAGTCGCGAATGGGCTGCATATGTACTGCCTCTTGGTACAATCACTCAATTTTCTTGGACTGTAAATTTTAGGAGCCTTACCAACTTCTTCGCTCTCAGGACTCATAAGACTGCTCTTCAGGAATTTAGAGAAGACGCAGCACTGGTAGAAAGTATTGTTTGGGAGAAGTTACCAGCGGCAATGGATGCCTGGCAGAGAGCTGGCAGAATCTCGCTATAGTATTTACTTTCGGATCAGGATGTAATAAAATTAATTATGAACATTTTCAATCTTTTCAAGAGAACAGACCCAGTCAAAGCTCGCCTTGAATCAATCAGCCTGGTTAAAATGGCTCCATGTGGTTGTCCGTATCCTCGAGAAGTATCATTTCCGATTTATGATGGAGGTGGTACCATCGAGGATTATGGCTGGAGAAAATTTGACCCAGTAAACGATGCTGAAAACTTTGAAAGTACACATGAACGAAATCATCCGGATACGAGGTAATCATGGAGATTAAAGGTTTTCTCAAGCTCAGCGAAAGTTATATGCTAAGATTTTCAGAAATTGAAAGCATATTTACAGACAGTAGTTCTGGAAATACTACATTTACCACCAAAAATGGTACTAAGTACATTTCTAGACGCCAGCAAAGAGATTTGCAGGCAGACATTATTATGTTAGAAAATGAATGAAGCCCTGGTAAACATAGGCAGCGTCGTTATCGCTATCCTTATACCACTAATCTGGATACCAATTTCAGCGGCATGGGCCAACAAAATTCACAGGAGTAAGTATGAAAGACCAGATAATGATCGATCTCGAGACAATGGGATCGAATCCTAACGCTGCTATCGTAGCAATCGGAGCAGTCCGATTCGATATGAACCCAAAATCGCTAGTAGCTATCGGAGAAGATACTCTTTACTTGAATGTTGACCTTCAAGACTGCATGGACCATGGACTGAAGGTTGACGGCAAGACAATTATGTGGTGGCTAAAGCAATCTGATCAGGCTAGAGAAGTTCTTCAGCATGGCTGGCATAAGCTACCACAAGCTTTAGATATTCTATCTTCGTTTTCGAGAGGGATCCAAGGAGTGTGGTGTCACAAGACCTTTGATACCATCATTCTTGACAATGCCTATCGGACGCTTGGAAGGAGTACTCCTTGGAAGTATCGTGATGTCCTTGACCTTCGGACAATCGATCGATTCTTCCTTCCTGGAGAATCAGTTGACGATCCTGACTGGGTTCCTCATTACGCAGTTAGCGATGCATGGCATCAGGCTCTTAGGCTTCGAAATAAATTAGCCGATCCAAAGGTCAGGGAGTTTGTCGAAGTATTGAGATCCACTGAAGATATGGCCCAACCTAATTCTAAAGTAGTAAATTTAGACATCTCTAAGGCTGACTGTCCTCATTGCGATTGGGTATTGGCCTGTAGAGATGATCGAGAGGCATGGGATGCAAGAGATTCGCATATCAGAAAGGAGCATCATGACTAAACAAATTAACAGAGACAACTACATCTCTAATTTGCTAGGAGAAGTGAGAGTCAGACTAGCAAAAGATAGGAATAAAGATTTTGAAGAAGACTTACAGGACTTATTAAAGAGACATCCGAGAAAAGACACAGCTATAAGTCTAGGCTAATATAATGCCAGATACACCAATTTGTGTTCATCACTGGAAAATTAGAACTCCTAAAGAAGGTTTAAAGTACCGCACAGGCATATGTAAAAAGTGTGGAGCAAAGAAAAAATTCAAGGTTTCCTTCGATGGATTTGAACGACAGCAATGATTTTGCCTATCTATATATAGGATACTATAGCTTATGGACCCTCGCGTACGCCGTCGTTTAACTGCTTATAGACCAATCAAACGATGGTTGATTTTGGAGCTACTTTGGAGCGAACCAGAAGCAAGATTTTCTCCTGATGAAATTATGGAATTTGCTGGCAAAAGTACCATCGGTTGTCTCAGAGCACAAATTTGCCAGCTTAACAAAGAGATAGATGGTATTGAAATTGTCGGACACCATGGAGGATATCTAGCGAGGAGAAAAGTTCATGATTAAAAAAGAACAGACATATTGTGCTACCTGTGAAAGATATTATTTCAGTGTCGCCTGGGCCCAGCATCGAGCTTCAGAAAGGCATAGGAAGCTAATCCAACTAATTGAGGTTCTGTACAAATGAAAACTATATTTATCCAGATAGGCAACTCTGACAATAAGTTAACACAAGATCGGTGGAGTAGTCTCTGTGGAGATATTGACGAGGTCTTGTACCTTGGCAACGTGCATGGCAAATTTTACTCCGCGCCAAATTCAATATACCAAAACGCTTGTTACTGTTTAGAGGTAACAGACGACGCGTATATGAAAATGATTCTCTTGCTACAGAAAATATGTAGAGCATACGATCAAGATTCAATCGCTATCAGCGTTGCAAGTAGTACACATTTTATCAGGCCAGTAAAAGTAGATCGCAGGTATTGTCAAACCTGTCATGGGACAGGCCTTATGCGCATGAAAGGTTCTCTAGGACCATCAGACGAAGATGATGGAGAAAGCATTACCAGCTGCAATCAATGCGTAAAGGTGGATGGGTAATATGCGGCACATGAAATGGAAAGATGAAAGGCCGATTCTTGTTGGCGACCGAGTAGTTTTCAAGAGAAATAACAAGACAGAGATAGGAGAAGTTAACCGAGTCTTTTACAATCAGATTATTGGCAAGCCGATGATTGAGATTGATAGATTTAACGGCCTGTTTGATGAGAAGGATGTCCAGGAAGAGAACATTAGGCCGCTCAAGACTCTCCCATATACCACGCCGACAAATTTCACCTATCGTAAACCTAATACTAGGCAAGAGCTTATGAATCTGGTGGTGAATTATCTCCAAGGGGAGCTCGAGAGCTGGGCTGACGAAGAGTGCATGGATAATCCGTTCCTCTTTCCAGTTATACAGAGGTTCATGTGGAGTGAGCTAGTAAATGAGCAGGTTCACCTAGTCAACTACGGAGGATTTATGCTATCTTCCGGCAAGACTAGCCAGATGAAAATCGACTGCGACGCGCTGTCAGACATTGATATCGAAGCCATCTCTAAGATAGCTCATAAGTATCTTCTGGCTGAGTTTGGCGAAGTAGTTTCTATTCCAAGGGGCGGTGACAGACTCGCTACTTACATGTCAGCCTTTGTAACTGAAGGCTGCGAAACCACCCTGATCGTGGATGATGTCTACACTACCGGTAAGAGTATGGAAGAAGCTAGAGCTAAGGTAGGCGGCAGCTGCATCGGCCTCGTTATCTTCGCGAGAGGCGAGACGCCGCACTGGGTTGAATCACTCTTCCAGGTCAATGGATTAATCGAAGAGGGAGATGCCTGGGATTCAAGAGCAGTAAAGAATAATGCAGTTTGTGGCAAGTGTAACAAGCCTCTGAAGTCTACCGACAGGTGAGTTTTCATAGATCAGGGATTTGCAAAGATGGCCTGTGATTTATGCTTTGACGAAATTGCCCAGGAGGTAAATGAAAGTTGGAACCAGAAGTAGAAGAGAATAATTGTGAAGAAGACGGTTGCACTAACCTGGCTACCCATGAAATAGCCTATAGAACAACTAGGAAAAGCTCTATATGGAATAAACTTCGAAAAGTTTGTTCTAACCATGCCTATATGTTTTCCCAGGAGCATGGAGGCATCAAGCCATGAGATGCGAGTATATGGTCCAAGAAAAGGGCCCTTGGTCACGAGAGCATCAGTGTAAAAACCAAGCCAAAGGAAAACTCGAAAGCGGTAAGCCTGGCTGCCAAATGCACATCAATAAGGAGGCCAGATTCAAGATTAAAACAGAACAAGCTGAAAACATATACAAGGAGTATAGGGCAAGAGTAGCCGAGTTAAGGAAAATCAAGGATGAACTTGGTTACGGATTCATCTGTATACCTAAACCAGATTCTCATTACGTTCATATAGCTCTATCAGAAAGAGAGGCAAAAGAAATTATCGAAAGATTGACTCCTACCATAGTAGACAGAAACGCGATAAAACGATGAAAGGACAAATATAATGGCCGACAATCACCTCTATCCATACCGAATTGAAGATTCTGAAGCATATGAGGACGAAGATCTTCCGATTGCTATCGCATATGTTCATACTCTACCTACCAAGATTGAGATCACAACTCTGATAGCCAAGGTTCGAGATAAGACTTGGGCTGAAATCATTGGCCAGGCTCTTAAAGACGAATTACATCCAAAAGAAGGAGGAAGATAATGGCAGATCAAATCAAAGTCGGTGAAGGACCATGGACTGATGAAGATAGCAGACTGTGCCTCGGGATCTGGGGAGACGAAGGCGACTATCTTCTCGAACTTCGTAGAGAGGTTCATGGCATATCGTTTCACATCGTTGAACAGACGACTGGCGAACAGCATGCCATCACCATCTCAGACTTCAGACTACGGCGTATCCTCAATTTCATCAATCCAGGCCTAGAGAAGCAGCAGGCTATCAGAAAAGAGATGGAAGACATTATCCGAGGTTTCGTTGCTAGGGTCGAAGCTGGTGAAGTTCACTCAAGGCGTACATACCAGCAAATGAAAACCGTACTGGAAAAGATCGATGCTGACAAATAGGCAGTTTAAGCTAATCACCAAGTATCTTCAGTCTTTGACTGACAGAGAGGAAGAACTATCAGAAACCGAAAAGCTTATTGTCCAAATGATAGTCGAATACGAGGCTTTCATCGAAAAGAAGCTGGATATCCTAGACTTCCTGCATGACCTTGTAAGGACTGAAAAGATAAACCAGGATGATGTTGCCAAGGAGCTGGCTCTCGAAGTGCAAAGACTGACTGGCGAACTAGCAACGATTACTGGTGAACTAGCTATGCAGACAGCTATGACAAAAGGCGCTCTTAACACTGTGACTCACTTGGCTGAAGAGAAATGCCTTTGCTGGTCTCATCTTAACAAGAGTGGAGAAACGATCACGATCAATTCCCAATGCATAATCCACCGAGGCTGGTAGTATGATCACGCAAATCTGGTTCAATAAAAACAATTCCAGCCTATACCAATGCGGCAGCTGGAGACGAGAGCCTCGGTACTGCTGGCTAGGCCACTTCCACATGGGTCGCAAACGGCGATCACACTCCAAGAATAGGCGGAAGAAATGAACGAAGAACAGCTTCAAAAATACGAGAGAATGGCTCACCATGAATATATTGACGAGTACGGCTCTCCTAGCGTAGCGCAGGCGGTAAGAGATCTGGTGGCCGAGGTACGACGCCTGAGTGGTCAACTGGTCATGCAGACGACTATGAACCAGGGCGCTATTGATACTGTTACCATACTCGTTAAAGAGACCTGCCAATGCAGAGTTTACTACAACAGTCTTCTACGCCAGAATATGATGCTCACGATCGACTGCCCAATTCATAAGGATGAATAATGCCTGATATATCTAAACTCTCAGACACAGAACTAGCCAAGCATTCAATCGAGATCTCCGATCGAGGTGACATTCTTGACGCCTTGTATGAGTACCGCCACCGGCTCTCCACCTTGGACAGGATCGTTACTACTACCGATAAGGGTATCGTTACCTTTAGACCAGAGTACAGGTGGAAGTGCTCTACCTGCGGGCGATCTGGATCAACGGCTACAGACAATCTGTCCCTTTTCCAACTTGAAAATCACAAGTGCTCTGGTCCTTTTATTTTCGTGAAAATTGCTAAGAATGGGCCCTGGCATTTGCAGACCGACAGTGGAATTCTAGGCATTGCCTGTAAGAGATATGCATATAAGACCGCATTCGAGTCCAAGGAAGTGCCTCGGTCCGAAGCTCGTGAGTTTCTTGCAAAGCAGGATTATGTCTGTAACAAGTGCGCCGGTTCTTGGCGGATGAATCGTGCGTAAGAAGCTGAAGCATGTGTGCCTGATTGAGTTCAGAGAGCGGTTTGTGACTGACATTCCTCATCCTGAGGGAGCAGGGCAGCCTAAAGGAGGGTTTTACTATGCCCTCAGGCTACAGTCCTTTAGGGACCTCCGATAGGAGTGCGGGGTGTGTGGTTCAGAGTCTAGTGGTAACAATACTGGTCTGTGCGATAACCCCTGGTTGGAATACCCCTGGATCAGAATGATTACCCCTGTCAAAAATACCCCTGGGAATTTGTGAGATAGGAAAAAGTTTCAGAGAGAAAACCCCTGTCATTTTCCGGGACGAAAAGTCCCTGGGAATTTCTGACGCGACTGGGCAGGGTCCCAAAATTTTACATTTATAATTCTGTAACCATTTTGTAACTATTGTAACTTTTTAGTGACAATGTAGTAAACGATGGCGTATTCACTACATTGTCACTTTAGTGGACGTTCGCTAAACGAATCGTGAAACGATTAGCGCAATGACTACGATTGTGACTATTGCTTTAATCACAATTGCATAGGATTTCGAACGTTCGATTACCAACGTTCGCGATTGGTTGATGACATATGCGACAAAGCATAGGCTTTGGTTTGAAACGTACGATTCTCTCACGCGTATACGCATCGTATCGTTGTGGCTTTGCGTGTGACACTTCACGGGCCATTAATGGCATTTCCTTTATCCCTGTACGCGTAGGATGTTTGTGGCATCCTACGCGCATTGTGGACGCTTTACGCGTTACTTGCTTGCGAGAATGGCCGCAAGCGTCTTCGATTTCGTCATGGCTTGTTCTGGCGAATCGTATGACTTGCGGTCAAGCGATTCCAAACCGAAGTGAATCACGCGCATAGCGCGAATGTAGATGAACTTGTCATCACGGTCGCTCAACTTTTCCTTCGTCGTTGCCTTGACGATTGCATGTGCGCTCTTGATTGCAGCGCGCGTAGCAGCATCGAACGCTTCGACAGCGTTGACGTTGAGGGTGTTGTTCGTAGTCGTTTCCATGATTCTCTCCATTTACGAATTGCATCGTGGCACTTGTTGAGCCCAGGGCTCTTACGACCCTTACACTGTTATTATCGTCTGTTTGAGCGATAGCAACAGTATGAGAATCGTAAGAATCTTAGCGCCATTTACGCGTAATGCGAATGATGCTCAGACGATTGTTGATGCGTTGTCGATTGTTGATGCGAGTGAAGATGTTCATACTCTTACTATCGACAATCTCTTAAACGTTCAACAGGGTACATATGGTATACAAACGTTCTCTTAGTTGTAACTTTTTATTACGTTTCATGTGAAACATCATATAGTAAGCTTGTATACTTAGTTGTAACTATTGTAACCAAGTTGTAACTTCTAGAGCGGTGAGGCTGGCCGTACGAACCACCAGGTCTCGTGCCAGAGCCGTGGCGAGGCGGCCTGCTTCGGGCCGGCGGCGAGCACCAGGAGGGTGACGGTGTCGTTGGGCTGTAGATCACAGCCACCGACCCTCGGACCAGGCTCGAGTCCAGGCTAGACTTGGCGAAGGACCAGACTCAACCCCGACCGGACGACAGCGCTGGGCGAAAAACGGCGCCGTTCGTGGAGGAGGCCCGCTCTCGACCAGCGCAGGAGCTCGACGGCGCTAGAACTAGACGGAGGATGGGCCAGAACGAGACTTGGGTAGGAACGACCGGCCAGCTATACAAAGTTTTTACTACTTTTTCTCGGCAGGTTATATACGTCCCGCTCCAGATGGTGTATAATTAATCTATCAACAAACGGAGAAGCCCATCCCACCACCCACCACCTCCGCTCCCACCATCCACTCCGCCCACCCAGTCGCCTGCGCGATCGCAGATTTGGAGAATCACACCATGGCAGACAACACCACCACCTCGATCCCCACCACCGAAGTCGAAGCCCTCACGAAGGCCCTGACTGCCATCCAGCCGCTCGTCACCAAGATCTCGAAGATGGACCGGACGAAGCTCACCGAGAGCGAGGACAAGTTCCTCCACATCCGAGCCACCCGCCTCGAGCACACCATCCGCGAAGCGCTCAAGGGCAAGTCCTTCAAGGCCTAACCCACCACGCCCGGAGGAGAGAGAGCGGCTCTCCTCCCACCTCCTGGAGAACCACAATGGACACCCTGACCCAGATCGAGAACCTTCTCTCCGCCATCAACACCACCCTCGACCATCACGAGGCCAAGCTCGGACCTTCCTGCTACGCCTGCGGCCGACGCCGGTGCCTGCTCCACAAGGAGCCTACGTGCTGAAGCTGGTAGCCTGGGTGCTACTGGCAGCGGCCCTCCTCCACATCCTCCTCTAGCGGAGGCCATTGGCCCAGCCATCGCACTGGGTCTTGTGGCACCTCGTACCGACCGGTCGTTGATCTATTACCCAACGACACGGCGCCTGCTCACACGGTCAGCTGAACGGGATGACCAGAATGGTGGTCCGGCGGACATCGTTGTCACAGTGTTCTGGACCGGGACTCGAGGCCGTTCGTCACCTCCCGAACTCGACCGCCGGGTCTCGACGGCCGGCCAGAAGCGGTCTTGGGCCAGATCGACCCGGCCAGACTCATCCGGCCCGCGCCTGACGTGGCCCTGACCGGCGCCGCTAAATGGGCTGGACTAGAACCCGACCCGTTCTAGACGATTTCTGGCCCGGCACCTTATAGAGGCAAAATCGCCTGCAGAACCGGGCCGGCCGGTCATTATAGTAGGCCATCGCCTGCAGCGGCCGGCCGACCTGAGCCGGTTGGTCAGCTACTCTCTGGCCAGGTTAGGGTGGTGTAGATTCCTACTGCCTGGACAACATTACCTGTTATCCTGCTGACCCGCTCCATGGTCCACTGGTATCGACCACCAGTCTCGGTGGAGTGTGTGTATTTGAACTCAGTCTGGATGAAGTTGAACTGCTCAGGCATGAACAGACCATACTTGATCCTGAGCCTGATAGCCAAGGCCCTATGGACCTTATCAAGCATAGCTATATCGCCTAATCCTCGACTGATGCCTAGTTCGCTGAAGGGAACGTAATCCAAGGGAGGGTCTCCTGGGTGGTGGTGGCATGAGCCCGTCACGCCCGTGTACGTATAGGCAGGCGAGCACTGGTTAGGTACTGCCCACCTCTTGGATCAAGCCTTACGTAGCCCTATACCCTATAGGCATAGGATTCCACTTAGTCTACTGGCAAATCCTTTTCGAAAAAGAGGATCGTGATGGTTGGGTTACTCATGAGGTCACTGCTCAGAGCCTCGGTGGACCATTCGAAGAGACAGCCAGTGGGCTTCCAATTGATGGTCTCGGTGGAGAACGAGAGGTGAGAGTATGGTCCGACCAGAGTTGGCCACTCCTTCGACACGAACTCACTGATCATGGTACGAAGTTCGTGCCCATCATCGTCTGCGTTGAGACCGCCGAAGTCCGCTTCCACCTTGTACCAAATGTTGTGGTTGAGCTTGGCCGATTCAATGATTTCCATGTGGTTTTTCTCCCGCTATACACTTGAATTTTTTGGTGTGTATATATCTATTATATAATACCGGGCTCCTGATGTATATAGGTAGGCAGGTACTCAAAAAATAATGTCTGCTAAGGATTCTGACCCCGGAGGGTTGTGACCCTGGAGGATTGTGACCCTGGAGGGTATTGACCCAGACGGATATAGACCTGAGTGATTATATTGTCACGATAAGGTCACCCCGATGTCGACAGCCAACGTGGAGAAGGTGAGTTAATAGGCCTACACAAGCCCTTGGGTGGTCAGGTTAGCGTCCTGAAGCCTGGAGGTGTCCCGGCCAAGCCCGGTCGCGTCCGGACGAGTCCCTGGTGAGCCCTGGGCTAGCTCTAGAGGCCCGGTACTTATTGCTGGGTCACGTCTGCAGCGGGTCGGCCAGGATTAATGGCTATTTTTTGACTGCAGAGGCCCGGCCGATGAACCGGAGGTGAGGAGGAGAGGAGTTAGAGCAAGTACAGAAAACACTAATGTCAGGAAAACACTATTTTCTAGACGCTGCCGATTCGCCCCTCCATCGCGATAATCATCAAATTTTATAACTTCCAGACGCAGGACAAGGTTAAATGTTGAAACAGGATCAAGAGAAAAGAGAAGATTAAGAGAGGAGAGCTGAGAAAGAGCGAGTATTGGGTGTAATAGACAAAATAATAAGGCTAGAAAGAGAGGGATCAGAGAGGAGAGGAGGAGAGAGTACAGGTACAGAAAAAGAGAGAGAGCAGATAAGAGAACAACAGAGTGACCGGAGATTGTCGAGAAAGGTGACTGAGCAGAAAGAGTAGAATTAGAGTGTATCTCCTCTTATAGATAGTAGGAGGAGAAGTGGGTTCCAAGGAGGGCCCAAATTATTTTCAGTACACCTGGAGTGAGGCAGTGAGTTGGAAGAAGAGGGTGTTAGGGAGCCTATTCATTTGCGAAAATAGTGAGGCAGCGCTCATTTTAGTGAGCAGAGGTGATTTTTTTACACATCAGTTCTTATGCGATAGCCGGCGGGCGTGTTTCAGTGATTAAACCATTGCGAGAATAGTGAAACAGACTGACTTTTGCCAGGAGAATGGTGAAACAGACTGAGTTTGGTCATGAAATGAATCAAACCGACAGTGTAAATTGATTGAAATCGTATATAGAAATAGATTAGTAAACTGATAGAGGATCAGAGGGATCCAAGGAGGGCCCAAATATTTTCATCAGGTAACCAACAGGTTCTGCTATCGTAGGTGTATACAGACAGCCTATTGGTAGGAGCAGGAGCGTGAGGGTACCTATGGGTCTAGACCCCGAAGGATATAGACCCAGGTGGTTGTTAACCCCGGAGGATATATACCCAGAAGGATATATACCCTGAAGGATTATTACCAGTCTGTGTCTTCGTCTGTATCCCAGTCGTCCATGTAGTCATGATCCAGATGAGCATCCTTGGTAGTCATGACTATACACTCTGTTGCTGGAGTAGAAGGGTCAGTCACCATGCCAATTGGATCAGCCTCGAACCTTTTGATGATCTCCCTGAATGTCAGCACCTCATTCATGAAATGCTCTGGGTGGTCAAGAGAGTCAGGCTCTGGGTCTACTTCTGGATCGTAGATGTAATCCCACTCAGCCCAGGCCGTCTTGGTAGTACAGATACCAGGAGAACTTTTTGCATGTTCACCAAAGATCAACTTGATTGCCGTCTTCTCATCGTCGTAGAGACCATCAATGTCACCTTCAAGAGTACATACAATTTCTGTACCCTTTGGGTTACCATTCTCAGTTCTAACAAGCCTGGTGATCATGGAAGCCCGATCTTTGAATTTGCCCATAGGTGCATTATACCAGAACTTGTTTTCAGCGCGTCCTGGCATCATATAGATGAAGCCAAGAACCTTTCGCCTTACAGTTTTATCTTGAGTTTCCTCATAGATGATACTGCCGTTGACGTTGTCGACTTGTTCCATGTTTCGAGTAGACATTAGGCTATCGAACGAGTCTCCGACGACAGCTACCCTTTGGATTTTGTTCATGGAAGTTCAAACTCAGCTTTCTGACACTCGGCACACATGGCGAAGTGTACGCTGTGGGACATGTAGATGGAACCATCAGGACGTCGAGCGATGGCACAGATTTCGTTTCCGGTGTACTCATCGACTGCTCGTTCGTCATGATCTGGGTTGTGGCAGCACCGATAGTCGCACTTGCTATGCTCTACCATCGCGAACTCTGACACTTCGTTGGACAATGAACATGCTCCCATGCCTTGGCAACGAACCATGAGTTTGTTTGGCATCCTTTTCTCCTGATATACACTGGAGATTTTGAATCAGTGTATAATTAATTATATAATATCTGGCTCCTGATGTATACAGTTAGCCTAGACCCAGGATTCATACCCTGGGCCTATATGCTCCTGCTACTTCGATTTAAGCTTGAGCTGAATCATGATCTGAGCTACGGTCGGATTGCTTGGCATCTGTCCGTCCTCAATCATGTCATGATCATCACGATGCATGGTTACATCGAGAAGAAGTTCCGTATCGGGTTCATCAATATCGCTGATGTTGACCCGATTGCTGTACAGGCATTCTTCACAAGTCCAGATAATTGTCTTCATTTTCACTCCTGATATACGCTGGAGATTTTTTACAGCGTATAGTTAATTATATAATATCGGGCTCCTGATGTATATAGATAGGCTAGAACTCGAAATCATAGCTTTGGTAATCGTAAGGAATCTGAACTTGAAGATAGAAAGTAGGCTGTGCACCATATCCTTCGGGTCTGAAATTACAGCTTAAGAGAGGCTCGTCTCTATAAGGTCCATTTAGGTCTTCTATTTCGACTCGGATTTCTAAGGAGGGATCAAGTTGGGCCATTTCATCAATCAGCTCTTGGATTGTCATGCTTCCTCCAGTGGGAGTCGCTCTCTCCCTAGTAATTTTAGCTAATTACAGCCGAAGACTTGGCTCTGATGATCAGGGAGGGCCTTCCAGTCCACATACCGTAGTTGAAGGAAACCTCTCTTGAAGCGACGATGTCGTTTGAACCTTCGAGGACTACGATGATGCTGGCATTTTCTCCATGACCGTCTTGGCACAACTTGTTGAGCCTTTCGGCTAGTTCTTTTACTGTCATCTAATCCTCCTCTAGAAAAACTCCGAATGCGGTGTAGGTCCACTCTTTGTCAGCAATGCAGTCAAAGTTGTGGCAGACGATGGTAATTCCACCATCTTGGTCCATGAAAACTATTTGATCGTAAGCGCCTCTGATCCTTTCTTCATCTTGAAGGATGATGAAGAGATCTCGCTTCATGATGATGAGGTTAGTATTTGGGTCCTGAGATGGATCCATATCCAGGGTGGTAGAATTTTTGTCCTTCAGCTTTGCCATCTTGGCCTGAAGATCAGCGAGAGTACCAGTAAACTCTGGCCTGGTAGGCATGCTTTCTCCTAGTCTCGGTTGAATTCTTGAGGGAGATCGTTGGTCATGAACGGCTGATCGTTTTCCTTGACCTCGCTTACGAGGACTACCCGGAAGCCGTTGACCCAGAGAGTGAAAGTGCCTTCAACGACTGCCTTTTCCACTCCTTCAGCTGCTTCCTCATCGCGAACGAACGCGACAAGGTGATAATCAAGTCTCAGCATTATTTTCTCCTGATATACACTGGAGTATTTTTGCAGTGTATAGTTAATTATAATATATCAGGATCAAGGTGTATACCCTTAGCCTTGGATGCTTCAATTATCTGATCTTTTCTAAAGGTCCATTCTCCTCTAGTCAAACAAAAAACAGTACTAAAGTTTTCAGTTACATGAACAAGAGTAAGCTTTTTCATGGCTTTAATAGATGGAGTATTTCTGGTTGGAACAGTTATATACACCTCATTGACACGAAGAACTTCAAACAAATATCTGAACAATATAATTTTAGATTCAAGATTTATACCAGTACCTCTGGCATCTTTTTGAAGCCAGGTCCAGCCCAATTGCATATGTTCAAGATGAAACTGAAGCCTAGTACACCCAACTATAGTTTCATCAGAAATTCTGACAATAACAAACTGTAGCGTATTAGGTATCTCTTTGACATACAGTAATGCTTCAGCTAGATTTTTTGGTACGTGTATAAATGAATTGAAAGGAGATTTTTCAACTGCTTTTAAAATTCCTTCAACGTGCCTTTCATTAGCCTGTTCTAGACGACAAAGTTCTCCAGCTAAAAATAATGGTGATTTTCTAGCAAAAATATTCACAGGTCTATATCTCCATTTGGTATGGCCAAACCATGAGCACCTAGATGAGCCATGGCATGAAAAACTGGATATGGTATCAAAATATTTTCAACAAATGCTGAGGTAAAATGACATCGACTACAATGGTATTCTGTGTGATCAAGTTCCCATCTAGAAGAATACAATACAATAAGATGCTGGCAATAAGGACATGCGAATCGACGATAGATCTTGAGATCTGGTTCTAAACCTCTAGGATTTCTCATTTCATCCTCTATGTGAGGTTGCAGAGTGAGCGAGGTTGTCGAGACCTCACTCACCCTATAGGACTCTATTGAGAAAGAATGTTTTCAACTTCCTTTGTAACATCCCGAGCGTTGTATCGGACGTAGTTCCAGATAACGAGATTTTCGCCACTGAAACGAACCCTCATTGGGTACTCCTTACCCCATCGAACCGAGAACTGATACACACTTGCATACACCTGGCGAAGGTCATACTTGGGATTCGGCTTCAACTCAATGATTCCACTTTCCGTTTTTTCAATGATCTGCCAAATTCTGTAGCCAATGGATGTCTTTCGAGGGCCAGTGCGATTGTCCATTTCTGGAATTGCCTGCAATTCTTGATATTCGAACTCTGCCATTTTCCTTACTCCTGATATACACTGGAGATTTTTTACAGTGTATAGTTAATTATATAACATCGGGTACAAGATGTAAATATCTAATCAGGGCCTTCATCTTCTAGAGAAAGTGTTACCCAGTCATCAGCGATATAATCATCGATAGTGAACTGAGCATCCACAAAATGACCTTCCGGCGCTCGAACTTGAAGTTCATCCATGAAAATGAATATTGGCCTACGAGAAATACCGGCTCTAATCATGCCTCGATCTTCTTCGGCGTTCTTAAGATCGATTACTGCGCTTGTGAATGTCATTACCTAGGTCCTTTCTTATCAATTTGTTTTTGACAGTAGGAGCAAACACGAAGACGAGCTTCTTGAATCTGATTCAAAGTAAGTATCTTTTTCTGTGAAAGATTATCTGATATGAATCTTTCGCATACAGAAACATTTCCATCCTTATGCCAGTGCCATATTCTGGATGTCCAGGTTCTATGCATGACAAATAAGCTGGCCATTAGATAAACCCAGTACTGTTACAGAATGAACAAGGTTCATGATAGGTCGGAGGACCACCATGATTTGGAGAATCAAGAACCATGAAGCCTGAACCTTGACAGCGAATACATGGCATCCTAACCCTGTCTTGGAGTTCTAGCAGTTCAATAGATTTCTGGACAGCCTCCTCATTCCAGTTATATGGGACAAGCCTTGCTTTTAGAGCTCTCAAGATAGCTGCCCTAGCCTCTTTACATTCTCCGGTACAGATCATGCTTACATTATCCATGTGCATTTCTGGATCGTTAAAAGAAACTAAGGCTTCAAAAACATTCATGAGAATTTCTCGCTCAGTTTTGAGCTTAGATATCTCATCTTGCATTGCATAGTAATCCATTGCAGTCATGTTTTACCTCCTGATATATTGGCTGTTTTTCTCAGATGATGATGTATATGGATATATATGAATGATAGCTGGACGTTTACAGACGTCATCTGAAGTTATCTGATGATATCTGGTACATCATATCATTCATTAACTCTGATCATCTGGCCTTCGCAGACAATTGGCATGAGCCCAACCATCTCTGGTGTATTGCTTGGAGATATCCATGGCATATACCTGCTTCTTACAGACAGTGCATGGCCTATACGGCTCGCCTAGGATATCAGATGGCATCAGTATATTTTTCATATTGTTCTTCCAAAAGCATCGAAGAATCCTTGGAATTGTTCCTCATCAAGATTTCTAATCTTGAGGTTATCCATATTGACGACCCTACTAATAGGGCATGCTCTAAGGAAGGTCATGAATTTGTGGTCTATCCAAGGAGGCGTCCATGCCCCAGACCTACAAACAAAAACTCGATCAAAGATCGGGCTTAGATCTTTACCGTCGTCAATCTGTCTATCTACTCCAAGTTCTCCTAGAATTGGCTCATCCATTGCATAAGTCTTCCAGGCTGGGTAACGAACATGAAGTTTTGAGCCACTGAAATAATGATTCAGCATCCAGTCTTCACAAGAAAATGACTCACCATCAAAGAATTCTTCAGCCTTTTTAAGCCGATAACTGCAATCATGGTGAGCGTCAAACAGGTAAACGTGTTTGTACCCCAGGAATTTTGCCGTGCCAGCAAACATATTACTGTCCGCGAAGTACAAAGTACTGCTATTTGGCTTGAAGTTAAAACGATCCCAAAAGGACAGTTCCTTAGAACTGGTCTGAGGTAAATCTATACCAGCTCTTTTGAACATTGCTCCTCTAATAGCCCAAACATCATTGATATGAAATTCAGTTTCTTTATGACCCCAGTCCCAGAGAGACCAATTACCTCGCTCAGGCCTTAGATTTTCATCATCTGGCCTCTCATTGGTCGGAAAGAAATAGTCCCAGTCTACTACCAGTAGGTTGTTTTTCATGACAAAGTTGTTCCGACAAAGTAGCTAGCTACCAGTAAGATGCAGACTGAAATCAGGTACGTCTTCAACTTCAATACCTCTTTCTATCAAAATTTGCCTTGCTTCCTCTACAGTTTTGTCTCCCTTTATGACATTGCAGAGTCTATGGGCGAGTCTTATGTTGTGGCTTGCCCGAGTTCCTTCAAGAGCTCGTGGAAGAACATGGTCAATTGAAGGAGAATCTGGCGAAAGCAAATCCCATACCTTTTTAGGTATTTGTTTTCCGCATATATAACAGACCCAGCCATGAGCCTGGGCCAGTGTTAATATTTTGTTTTGGTTTCTAGAAAAGCTCTTCCTTCTCTTAATGTGTCTTGCCATAGTTTCCTTTCTAATTAACACCCATCTCTGTAACCGCGAAGAGAGCGGTACTGAATTTTGGCGCATCGAACATTGTTCATTATCCTGGCCAATTCTTGTTGAGCAAGGATAACTTGAATTTCAGCTTTGACTACTTCTTCACGCAGCTTTTTTTCGTTTTCCAATTGCCTTTCGTCGCTTTGGCTCGTCATATTTCAGCCTCCTGATTCGAAATTCAAGTTCTGGTCGATTTTCACTTTTGGCTTTATCATAAGCTTGCTGCTTGAGTGGCCACGATTCTCCACCAAATCGATGCCAACCCATGTCATCGGACCGTCTGAATTGAATGATCCATTCTTGGCGCGCTACCATGCGTTTTTGCTCCCATAGCAGAGTTGGGTGCCTTCAAGGATGAAGACATCGTTCAGTGGAAGCTTGTTGGCTCCCCATCGATCGCTGTAAGACACTTCCTTAGGCCAGTCTTCTTCGTTCAGTTCTTCCTCAGGTTCTCCATTCTCATCGTATTCGATGTTATTCTGGAAAATCTCTCGGCGCGAGATAATTCCTTGAATCGAGAATTCGAATGGCCAATTTGGTTGCTGCATGATGAAGACATGCGCTTCTTCATCATACTCTTGAAGAAACTCAATAAGTTCTTTGACAGTCATTTGAAATTCTCCTAAAGGGAGCCGCTCTCTCCTACATGAATTAGCTCAAAAGCCGAGTTGAAGAGGTTTCTACACCCTTCCGAATCTGAATGTTATGTCCAGCTTCTCGACCTCTGTTGAACGTGTCCGTGTCTTTTCGACCAGAAAGATTCATTGAGCTGAGTTTTCCGAATGACTTTTGGACAAATTGCGTCAGCTCTTTGTCCTTTACTACGACCAAAGACATGGTCATGGAGTTTGAGGTTCGGTTATCTTCAAACTGTGCTCGAAGAACATCCGCGACTCCTTGGACCGCTCCATAACAGAACTGTGTCTTCCATGAAGCCTTGTTTCCGTAGCCTTCTTCATCGTACTTGACATCTGAAAGGCGGATGATTTCGCCTGACAGATAAGACATGAGGTACTGAACTACCTCGACGTTGTGTCGCTGACCGAGTAGCCACATCCAATTGACGCGGTGAAGATGTCCTCGAGCATCAACATCGTGATGATAGAATGAACGAGAGAAGTTGTATCGAGAAACTGCATTGAGAAGATCTCTCTTCCATGCAACCGCTCTTCCTTCACCAAGGTCGAATTTGATTTTTACAAATTCTGGGCCTTCCTGCTTTTCAGGCACATCTTGCATTTGAAGATTGTGCTTGAATAGCAACTCTTGAAGCTTCTTGGCTGCCGTTGCCGCTTCATGGACATTTGGGCTGTTCTTCATGGCATCCAGCCTTCGAATCAGCTCTGCGATTTTTGGATCCAAATTGCTTTCTCCTGTTATACACTGGAAGTTTAGATCAGTGTATATATATATTTTATAACATCTGGATCAGGATGTAAATAGCAAATCTGGGTAGGACTGATTTCTCAATCCTACCATTTACTAAGCAGCCACTAACTGCTTGGACTCTTTTTCGATGCATTTGGCGCAGAGTTCGAATAATTCAGATGTTCGCTTTCCGCACTTTCTGCAGTCTATAGGTTTTCTGTTCAAGACTAATCAACCTCCTCCTCTTCTTCTTCATCTGATTCTTCCATGATATTTTTTTCTATCTGGTACATTTGCTCCTTGATGAACTCCTCCAACTGTTCAAGAACCTTCTTTTTGTTTCCCTTGAAACCCATTTCTTCCTTGACAATGGAATAAGCCGAGCGTCCATGTCTTGACATTCCGAGAGTTTCGAGCTTAAGAGCTCCTTTAAGAGCTGAGAGACGAGCAAGGCTAATCGTCTCAGGCGTATCGAGTACTACTGTCATTTTGTTTTCTCCTCAAATTGTGAATGTTCCCTACAGAAATAAATCACATTACGGCCAATAACTGTAAGTGTATTAACAGGAGCTATGCACCTATCATCTGCAGCACAACTCTGTGTCTTTACAATAGCTACAATTAAATCATGAATAACCCTAGTAGGAACAAGCACTTAGACTACTCCGATCATTTTGATGAGGAGGGCAAACAGGAATAACCAGGCGAAACTTTTTGCAATCACTCAAGTCCTCATATACACTGGAAAAGTTTGATTGTGTATAGGTTAATTTTATAATATCCTGAAACAAGATGATATAGGTAGATAGGATAATATTTGGTTTCAGACGTACTATAAAGACTTTTTAATTTCTGGTCCGATTTGTTGAAAGTGATCCAGAGTTGGCAAATCTTTTACGGTTCTTCGAAATTTCCAGACCATCGTACTAGATCCTTTAACATAGGTATAAAACACGTAGTGTTGAACTGCTGCTTGCCTATTAGAGTAGCAATAGCCTGGGGTACTTGAATGCCATTCCAAGGGAGGGTGTCGGTAGGACCATTCCACAACATACTTTGCCATGATTAATTTTTTGTCTCCTCAGCTTCTAGTTCAGCTTGTTCACGCCAAGCTATAAATGAATCAAGCCTTGGAGAAAGTACTTCATTAATCTTCGCCAGGCAATTATCACAAAGCAGTTTGTAACTTTTCTCCATGAAAATAGAAGGAATTGTCTCTGGATTGCCACAAAGAAATGACACATAACCCCATTCTTTAATGAGGTTTTCCTCTCTCTCTATTTCACAAGCATCACAGACATAGTAAGTTTTCTCAACCTTCATCATTCCCATTCTATTTCTCCTTTAGTGGGAGCCGCTCTCTCCCATCTGAAATTAGACGTTAATGATTACAAGCTCTTGTTTGGCTCGCGTAGCGGCGACGTATGAGAGATTCGTCTCTTGTTGCTTTTGCCACTGCTGCTTGGCATACTTCGAGGGTTGATAGAAGTTAGGCCCGAGCCAATAGACCCTGTTCCATTCTCTTCCCTTGGATTTGTGAATCGAGCTGAGCGTCAGATTCCTCGAAGGACGTCCGTCTTGTGTATCTCCGAAGAGATTTTCGATTTTCTTCTTCAGATCTACCGTAGTACTTCCACTCGGCATAACGTTGATGATGAAAAGCAGGCATTCGACTTTATCGTCGAGCGCGTCAGCTTTTGATTCCTGCTTCTTGGCAAGAAGCTTAGCAACTTCTTTGTCCCGGTAGTCCTTGAGTTTGTCTGAAAGAAGTTGAAGATTTCTTATCGATGACCATCGTTCAGCGAGCTTCAGAAGAGATAGACCAAAGTCTCTACCTTCGATATGACATGGAATGTCTCGGCGAATGAGAGAATAAGCCAGTTGAACGAGAGGCTTGTTGTTGCGGCATAGAATGACGCTGTGTTCATCCAGTGCGAATCGATCGAGGAGATCGAAATCTGCCATTGTGATAGATGAGGACAATCCGTCTGGAGCAGACTCGTGAGCTTGGATATGACTCACATACCGTTGAGCCACTTCTACAACCGCTTTCGGACAGCGATAGGTAGTGGTCAATGGAAGTTCAATGGCATCGAACTCATTCTTGATGAGCTCCAAGGAATCAGAGTTGGCGCCAGTGAAGCCAAAGATTGCTTGGTGTGGGTCTCCTACTGCTATGAGGCGGCCACCAGGGCGAAGGAGTCTGTGAGCCATCATTCGTCGAGTAGGATTGGTATCCTGCGCCTCATCGATGATGACCCAGTCTCTCTGATAGAACCTCGCCTTGGAGTAGAGAGGCATGTAGATCATGTCATCAAAGTCAATGATTTCTCCGGCGGAAGAGATTGAGGCTTTCAGCACATCGATCGCGTACTCAATAGCAGCGTCTACCGTTTGAGCATCAGTGGGCTGATCGGTGTTTGAGAGTTTTTCTTCAAGATCAAAGTGTTCTATCAACTCTCGCCACCGAGTGTAATTGTCTACCTGACAGTCGATGCCGATGCCCCATTGCTTTGCAAGAGACACTGCCTGCGTAACAAAGCCTCGAAAGAGGGTCGGTACTCCCATTTCTTCGGCGATGTCCTTCAGTTTGAAGTTGCGAAGTTGAGAAGCAGGAGCAATCTTTTTCCAGGCTTTGAAACCGAATGAATGAAAGGTACCGGCCTCCACCTTCCGCTGCTCCTTGACTCGATCCTTGATCTCATCTGCGATCGCCTTGTTATAGGCGAGGAATGCCACATCGCCGCTCATTCGCTTGGTAGCTTCCACCGTAGAAGTGGTTTTACCAGCGCCGGCGACCGCGACAAGGACAGCAGATCCTGATCCGTTTTTGACCCAATCGAATAGGGCCTTCTGCTGCTCAGAATATTCCACGCTTTCCTTCTCCTGATATACACTGGAGTATTTTTGCAGTGTATAGTTAATTATAATATATCAGGCGCCGGATGTAAATACATTGCCTGGATCATCAGTCCATTCAAATATAACTGTCAGAATAGAGCCTTTCGGGTAAAAAGCTCTATTCGTGAGGCTATACTTCCCAGGATACTCTTCCAGCCAAATGGTTTGAATTCCGTCTAAAACCCTTTCGGTTGTTCCGTTCTTGGGTCCTCCTTGGAATTTAACCATCATATCCAATGCTGTCCTTTTGTTCGAATATGCTTCGTTGGAGCGGTTTCTGATTCCCAGTTCATATCGTCAACTCCATAAACTGGACGAATATACTCCATGGAATCTTCCTTGAAGACTTTTTCAGCAGGCAAGGTAAAATCAAATACCCTACCTCCTGGCATTGTGACATCTACGATGTCTGTTCGAGGATTGACATGGTAACTTGCACCACGTTCTCGAAGCATTTTCGCCATGATTTCCCAGAGCATCTAGTCCTCCTTGACTTCGATGTAACCGGTGTTACTACCATCGACAGGCCATCGCGGGTCTTTCGCATTCATGTGAATGTGGAAGTCCTCAAAATGATCTTCAACGACAATCAAGATTTTTCCACAGCTGCAATCGATCGTATAGTTGGCGAATTCAGCCATGTCAATTTCTTCACTGAGCTGAATTCCACAACATGGAGTCTTGTGATCGAAGCTGCTGAGCTCGCTTTCAGGCACAAATTTTGAAACCCGATAAAAATACTTATCGGGATAAGTCTTGCGCTGATCAGCAAGAAAGTCAATGACCTGCTTTTGAGTTTCGAAAAAGTCAACCCAGTACATAGGGTCGAACCCGATTTTGGTAACCATCCATGTCTTAGGCATTTTGTTTCTCCTCTTTTAGGTAGGCTGGTTGAGAGGGCAACCATTTAACCAAACTGAACACCCAGCCGAGTTTAGCACCTACCTAAGTTGTTACTTGCTGATTTGGCCGCGGCTGAGTTCGTCGCAACTGAAGATCACGCGCTCTGCACGAATCTTCGCAAACTTCAGACCGCTGTAGTGCGGATGACCGGGTTCAACGGCATTGAATTCGGCTTCGACGACGACGAGGTAATCCTGGGCCGCCTTGCGAGTCTGCTGAAGAAACTTCTGCTTGGCAGTGGAAAGAGCAACGCTTTCCTTGATGACAGGCTCAGTCTTCTTCGGTTTTTCGGCCTTGGTCTCATCAGCCTTCGGCTCTTCGACCGGAGTCTGAGGCTTATCAGCGGGCTGCGTATTCGTGGACTTGGTTGCGGTTTCCATGTTTTTCTCCTAGTGTGAACCGTGAAGTTTTTTTGAGGTTCACTTTAACATATTTATCATATAACATCCTGATCAGGAAGTATATAGCTGCCCTAGAGCTAGCAACATTTTTTATCTCATGTAACTGTTTAATGTGTATATATATAGGTAGACAAGTGAAGAACTGTCAGGTAAATTTACATTTGGTCCAAGAGAGGATATGATGAATGAAAGGAGTTCAAGATGTGCCCTGAATGTAATGGAACGGGTCGAGTAACCCTCGATAATAGCTTCGGCCAAAGTACTATGCTATGCTCTCGCTGTGAAGGAAAGATAGAAGTACCAGAATTTCTTGTGATCGAACGATTCAAGTGGATTTGTCCGACATGTAAGCTTAAGGGCGCCGGGCTTTTTTCGAGCCGGGAGCGGGCTTTGAATGATTGGGTTTGGCACAAGAATTTTGCCCATGGATAAGCCAGTTGTCGTCAATATCCATAACGAGAACAATCAATATGACGGATGCGGGTGCGGTGGCTGCCTTGGAATCCTGTTATGGTTCATGCTACTTCTCTTGATCTTGGGTCTTGTGCTTTAGCTGTAGAATCGTGGATACCGTCTAGAATTAGACGGATAAATTTCGAGAAAGTGAAGGCACGAAGTACTCAGTGGCTCCTGGTTCTCTAGAAGTTCTGGCCCCTCCCTTATAGACGCGATTTTGTCTGCAGCGGCCGGCCGGTTCAACTTTTTCGTCGACCGATAAAACTGTCGGTCGCTGCAGAAAATCGGCCCTCCGATTTTACTTATCAGATGTCAATGTAAACTAATCGTTAAATCCGAATTTAGCTATGTACATCAAGATCGAGAAGTTATACTATCTTAATGACACTTCCAATTTCATCAGAAATGGTGGAAATGGAAAATTTAGAAAAAGGGAAGAAAAAAAATGGCGGCAACTACTCGTAAGCCTGCAGCTAAGCCTGCGGCAAAGCCAGCTGCAAAGCCTGCAGCAGCAAAGACAACCACTAAGGCTGCGGCAAAGACTCCGGCAAAGGCTGCTCCTAAGCCAAAGGAACAGAAGAAGCCAGATTTTTCAGTAGAAGATCTCAGAGAAACTGGTAAGAAGTTTGCTGAGACTATGCGTCTCTCGCTCAATGAATTCAAGGCATATGCAACAGGTAAGGTTGAGGCTGTTGAAGCTGATATCAAGGTTTACCGAGATCATATTACCATGGCAAAGTTCCTTCTTCGCCGCGCAGAACGCATCGAGCTTTCGCTTGATGAACTTGAAGCCGAACCGAAGGAAAGAGCAGTTCGTGGAACTCGCAAGGCAGCTGAAGTGGTTGAAACCACCGACGAAGCTGACGACGATGATGATGACGACGAGGACGAAGACCCCGAAGAAATTGTCGAAGATGATGACGAAGATGATGATGACGATGATGAAGACCTTGACGACGATGATGACGACGAGGACGACGACTTAGACTAATCATCTCGATACGGAGGTGACGAAATGAAGTGCAGAAGTTGTAGAATGCCCTTTGGACTTAATCTGGAAGAAGGGTTCGAAAACGAGAGTCTTGGCTCTTGTGCAATTTGTAATAGCGAAGTATGCGTAGGCTGCCTCGCATACAGGATTGAGACCCCGGAGGTTATTAACCCCGGAGCAATATATGCCTGTAAAGACTGCATGATTTCTATCACCTCTGAATCAAGACAAGTAGCGTAGAAAAAAACATGATATCTGGGCTTAAAGCTAAGTTTGATAAAAAACGGAGTGAAAATACGTCGTGTTTCTTTTCTCCTGGTAAAGCTTCGATATCAAACTTAGCTTTAAGCCCAGATTCAGATGCCTCAGTAGCTCAGCGGATAGAGCAACAGCCTTCTAAGCTGTCGGCCGTAGGTTCGAGTCCTACCTGAGGTACCATGATAGTAGAAGTAGATGGCTGCATACAGGTCGAGGTGGCCGTTCAAGTCAGCAGATACCTATTATAATCGATGGGACAAATTTCGATGCTCGCTCTCGATATTTCTGTTGGTGGATACGAGACAGAACAACTGGGTTCGAATCCCAGCTACTATCTATCAAGCCACTATCTGAGTGAAGGGTAGAAAGATGATGCGGTCGGAGCATCTCAAGTCTTTCGAGACAGCCCAATACCTCAGCTCTTTTGGACAGGTGCAATGGGACAGGTGTACCGACCACTTTCGGAGGATTATGTACCAATGATTACCATTGTGGCTGTTTATGGGTCCGTAGCTCAACGGTCAGAGCACCGAACTCATAATTCGTAGGCTTCGGGTTCGAATCCCGACGGACCCACCACTCATATTTTATTACAGGAAGGTATTAAAAATGGCAGCTAGAAATATTACTCACAGTGTTAAGGGCGACAAGCTGATTCTTGAAATTGACATGAGCAAGGACCTTGGCCCTTCCGCTAGTGGCAAGACAATCCTTATTGGCTCTTCAGGTAGCGCTCTGGAAGTTGCACCTGGAGTTTATGCAAACGTAAATATCTACAAGCGCAAGGAATAAAAAATGCTGAAGAAGATCTGCTTAAATTGTCATACGATAATTGAGCAGGATCCTTTTGCTATTCACTCTGACACAATATACTGCACTGGTCAGAAAGAAAAGCCACACGAACGTTCTACAATGCTTGTTATGAATCCTAGCCCGGATGGCGGAATGGCAGACGCGGCTGACTTAAAATCAGCTCCTTAATTGGGTGAGGGTTCGAATCCCTCTCTGGGCACCAAAACAAATTGAGGGTCGGGTAGAAATACTCGGCCCTTTTTATATTTTTGTTATTTCAGTTTTACTAAATATATTCACGTTCTATTTGAGTTGGGTTAGAATTCATCCAAGGAGGCCTCACCATGGCTAATGAAAACGAAGTCAGTATTTCTAACGAATTCCCAGAAGGTATACCTAACTATCCTACCAGCCACCCTAATTGGGCTGCTAAAGAAGTAGAAAATCCAGCTTCTGAACCAGTTCAAGAAAATGATGAGGAAGAATATGAAGAACCAGAAGATGAGGATGATGAAGATTAAATAACGTCTTGAAATAGGCCAGATCTATTTTGATCTGGTTTTTATTTTGTTAGCAATTGATAAGGTTGTGTATAATTAAGGTATGGGTACGCGCGGTATAATTGAATTTTTTTATTTAATAGTCTTGTATTATATAAGAGCAGAGCTCTTTATAATCCAACCCTAGATAATATATAATCTAGATAGTATTAACCCCAGGATATATATCGCTCGGGCGCGTAATACCCCTGGGATTTTTTATACATTTAGCCTATACTGTTTAAACCCTCCCTTCCTTGGAAGAGTCGTATTTTAATGCGCGCGGGCGTGGGCGCGAAGCGCCTCGCCCTGTCCTGTCTAACTATTTACTTCTTGTTCAGGAAGATATATAATTATCATATAAAAACAGAAAGACAGGTATACCAATGTCAGATTTAAGAGATTTATATCCAGATACATATGAACTCGGTAAGCAGTCATTTCAGAAGATTGATGATGTAATCAATAACCTGAATAATTGGAAACAGAGTAGATTCGAATCTGCATACAATCAATTTCGATCTTCCTTCGGGGAAGACGAACGAACAGCTTTAATCATTCGAGAATTAGAGCTTAATGGAATTCCAGGACTCCCAGATGATGGAGTACTGAATGCAATGTTTAAGTTAGTGGAAGATACGTTTCTGATTGCATTAGATCTAATTGCTCTAGAGAGAATTAGAATTTAGAAAAAGGTTTTCAGAAAGAGGTATCTAAAAACGTGGTTTCTAGTAAGAATCTCCCAAAAACTGAAGAACTAAGGCAAAATAAAATGACAAGCATGAAAACCAGGGTCGCGAGAAAAATTAATATCGCAGAAAGAAGGGAGATCAGAAATGCAATTAAGAGGATAAAAAGTCTGAATGGAGGTTACGAAGCTCCATGCCCTCATTGTTCTGAACTTATTGAGTATCAGGGCCTGAAATCAATGGAAAAACAGGTAGAAAAAGACAGAGAATATGTAAAGAAAATGTCTCTTGAGTATGATACTGAATTTGATTTTCCAGAAGGTAGGATTCAGTGGAGAGGCGGAGAAAACGGAACAGTAAAATACGATGCTAAAGCCCTTGACGAATTGATTGAAAGTGGTCAAATTGATTCTGACACAGCTGCTATTATTCGAAAAACTCGAAGCAAAACTTTCACCCGAAGCATGTGGGTACTATGAAAAATAAAGAACCTGCCCCTATTATTGGTGAATGTATATCTGGATGTTCAGAAAAAATTACTTTCAAGTATCATGAAGGAAAATGGATAACTCTTCATGGAGGAAAAAATTTAGGAGATTCATATTTAGTTTCATCGAGAAAAGGCCATGTAGATAAAAAAGATGCAAGAAGCGATTCGCTATATGTTGTTGATTGTCACAGAAAAGCAATCGCTCAAAACCAAGACTGCGAAGTTTTAAAGGCACTAGAGTAAAATGACTCTGCTCTTCATATCAAGCCAGATAAAAATCAAGATTTCTGATCTAAGCCAAGACCAGTTAGATGAGATTATTTACGGCTGTACTGTAAAGAATAAAAGCTATGAAGATAATTTGGCAATACAAGGCTATAACAGAGCTGATGAAGTTGCAGAGTATGAGGTCTATGATATCGTAGGTAAATATATATACATACCTAGGGGCTTTTTGTATACGCTGATGGACATACTGCCATCAGTTGAAATAGAGTGGGATACAATTCTTCACGAAAAAATAGACCTGACATATAAAGAATACATGGAGCATAGAGATTATCAGCTAGAAGCTGTTGAAACAATGTTCGAATACACAGAAGGAATATTATCAGCTCCAACAGCATCTGGCAAAACAAATATCATGATACAATTAATGCAGAAGCTTAGTCTTCCAACATTAATTCTCGTTCATAGAAACCATTTACTGAAGCAGTGGCGAGAAAGAATTAAAAAATATCTAGGTTATGAACCTGGTATAATAGGAGAAGGAAAATTCAAGGTCAAAAATATTACCATCGCTATGATTCCTACTCTTCATGCTAATCCAGACAGAATAGAAAAAATAAAAGACAGGTTTTCTGTCTTAATGATTGATGAGTGCCACCATGTTCCGGCGTATACTTGGCTTAGTAATATATGCAGGATTAGAGCTCACCATATTTATGGTTGTACTGCTACTACAGTTAGAAAAGATCAGCTTCAAAAGCTTATGTTTTTGGCTATTGGTCCAGTGAGACATGTTATGTCAGAAGGAACATCAAATGGAGCAGTTATTGATCCAACTATCATTGCTGTGAGAACTAGTTTTGTTGGTTTTCCAACTTTTACTAGAAAAGATTTTACAAAATTAATGCCTGCTCTAGTAATAGATGATAATAGAAATAAACTGATAACTACCATGATAGCTATGGAACCTGAAAGATATCATTTAGTATTATCTGACAGAATAGCTCATTTAGATTATCTAAAAATGCTGTTGGATAAGATTGGAATTAAATCAGAAATGGTTATTGGGTCTGTGCCGATTAAAGACAGGCAAGAAATATTTGAGAGAGTAGCAAATGGAAAAATTCATGTATTATTTGCTACATCTCTCGCAGATGAAGGCCTAGATATACCTATATTGGATAGACTACACCTTACATTTCCGACTTCAAATCCAAATAGAAATATGCAACAGATAGGTCGTATTAGAAGACCTCATCCGAACAAAAAAGATGCTATTGTATATGATTACTGGGATTGGCAACAAAATACTTTGTCAAAACAATTTAATAACAGGAGAGCTAAATACAGATCTAATAGGTGGAAAATTAAATAGCTCAAGAATTTTACAACAAGACTATTTTAGTTTAGTATTGCAATACCACACTTTCGAGATGATAAATGGCTAGAAGATCTTTAGAGTACACTGACACTAGCGGAAAAAGATGGGTTTCTATTAGAGAAATGTCAAGACTTGCACATGTTAGTCAGAGTGCGATTCGTGGATATGAAAGATTAGGCTTATTCGGTACATACAAAATAATTGTGATTAGAATTGATAATCACAGATATTTTGATCCGAAACAGTCTTTTAGACTTGCTCAAATAAAAGCTGAAAGAATATCAAACCGTAATGCAAGCTTAGCCTCTTTTGCAAAGGATTAATCAATGCCTGTGATTAAAATAACAAGAACAGAACATTATAAGATAGCTGATTATTCTTTCATAGAAATTCAAGCATCAGTTGAGGAAGAATTTGAAGATAAGAAACGTGGTTTAACAGAGTGTCACAATGTTCTAGCTAAGTACTGCAGTAGCGCTAGAGACGGCCTGAAAAAAGCCTTTAATGAAGGCGAGTTTGATCTGTAAGATGAGCTCAGAAAGAAAACTTATTTCGGCTATTTTACAAAACTCAGATATAACAACACCACTAGAAATTGGTATTTCTGAGTCAATATTTTTCGATGTTGAAAGCAAAAAAGCTTTTAGCTGGATATTCAGATTTTATTCAAAATTTAGAGTTGTTCCGACAAAAGAACGATTCAAGAGACAATTCCCAGATTTAAGACTACTCAAGGTAAATCAAGAAACTGAACCATTTTTAGACATCTGTGAAGAAGTCATGCAGAATGTCAGATATAAGCATGTTGTTGAAAGCGTGCGAAAAATTGCTCAGCTCGTAGACGAAGATGATCCATCAGTATATGATGAGTTCATTAGAGCTGGAATGCAAATGGCTGGAATTGCATCTACCGGAGATATGGTAAAAGTCAGAGACATGGGCAAACGTATTGATAAATACGAGGACTTGGTTGTAAGAGGAATAAGTCCCATGGGCCTAAGATTTGGTTTACCTACACTAGATAAACGCACGATGGGAATGAAAGACGGAGATTTTGTAAATATAGCTGCAAGATTAGGCACTGGAAAGTCTAATCTATTGAAGCATATCGCCATGACAAATTTCTTGGATAGAAAAAACGTATTAACCTTTTCACTTGAAGAATCCAAGGAGCTATTTGAGCGCAGATTCGATTCAATGCTTGGTGGCTTGAATTATGATGACTTGAAAACTTTATCAATGTCTAAATCTGAAATAGCTAGGTGGAGAGAAAACGCCAAAAGGTTTGCGGAAGATTATGACAATGAGCATATTGTAATATCTGGACTTAGAAGAATGGGTCCAGACACTATTCTCAGTTACGTGGAAAGAATTAAGCCAGACATTGTACTTATAGATGGTGTTCACCTATTGAGAATGGGTAATACATATTCTGTTGATTGGCAAAAAATTACCCAAGTAATGGATGAAATAAAGCAAATGGCTTTATATACAAACATCCCATTTTGCGGAGTAGTTCAAAGTAATAGAGCTTCAGCGAAAGAAGGCGTAAATTCTGAAAATATTTCATTTGCAGATGCTATTGGCCAGTTATCCGATATAGTTGTTGGTGTGTTTCAAGACGTAAAAATGCTTGAACGAGGCGTGGCATCTGTTAGACTAGCAAAAAATAGAGATGGTATTAAAGGCGAAGATATAATCTGTAAATGGAATCTAGGAGGTAGAATTGAGATAAGAGAATTAACAGAAAAAGAAGTAAAGACTCTTGGCTTGTTCGAGGATGAGGAATGAGAGTCGACGTACTAGATTTGCTTTCTTACTATAATATAGAAGGTATAATCAGAGGAAGTGAGTTCGCGTTCCGTTGCCCATTTCACAACGACAGAGACCCTTCAGCAAATTTCAACATACACAACAGCCTCTGGACATGCTTCAGATGCAAGATCGGTGGAAACTCGATAGACTTTGTTTCCTTAATAGAAAGCTGGGAATACAAACAAGCAGAATTATGGCTGAGGAATCGTTACGGAGGTTTCTACAAACCAGCAAGTCTGTTCAAGGAAATATCAAAGTATACAGAGACACAGTTTGACAAAATATATAGTGATTCAGTATTAAATCAATACCAAGTTGATCATCCATACTGGAGAACAAGAGGAATAGGGCCTAAAATTAGAAAAAAATTTGAACTTGGATATGATTCTTCTTCAGCTAGAGTAACTATACCAATTAGAGATCATACAGGTAAACTAGTTGGAGTTCAAGGTAGAACTATACTTAAATCAGTAGATGAAGATAAGTATAAATTCATACAGCCATTCTCTAAGAAACAGCATATTTTTGGGCTTCACTTAATGGATACTACAGATGAAGTAGTAGTCGTTGAAGGCCTTATTGCTGCTATACGGCTCTATAGTTTAGGTATACCTTGCGTATCTACTATGGGCAGTGTTGTTAGTATAAAGCAAGCTCAGTTTTTAAGTTCATTCAAAAAAGTTTTCATGCTTTTTGATGATGACGATGCTGGAACTTATGGAATGTTTGGACCTTTAAATAAACCGAAGTCTAATATCGCAGCTTGGAAAAGAATAAATTCAAAGGTTTACATCCCGACAATTTCGTACGAAGATATAGACAATCTCACTAAAGAGGAGATTCAAAACATTTTGTTTACAAGTAAAATAGCAGAAATATGGGTTCCAATTCTTAAAAGTAAGAAACTCTGTTTTGTCTAGCGCTTTTGACAGATTAAGAAAAAATCAGCGTTTTGGCTTGAAAGAAGGAAATGATGTAGTAGTACATTTCGGAAAATATGATGGGCGATCGTTTAAGGAAATAGCTGAAGACGATACAGATTATTTACAATGGCTTCTTGATGTACATGAAGATCGAATGAGTCCTCAAGTTCGAGAGAGGCTTGTAAACATACTTAGTAAAAATGCGAGGTTTTGGATATAATGGCAAGTAAGGGATGGACGGCTCTCAGAACGAGAGCAGAACGAGGCCCATCGGCCAAGTACCTTAAGGTTGAAGCCAACAAGATCGTAGTTGTACGTTTTCTTGTTAGGACTGAAGATGATGTTGTTTTCTTCAGGCAACATTATATTGACAAGAAGTATAGACTCTGTCAAGATGATACTGAAGAATTGGATGGTCAGTGCGAATTTTGCGAGGCTGAAAATCGACCAGGTGAATATTATGCATTTAATGTAATTGACAGAGCTGATGGTATTTGCAAGGTATTCTCCATCGCAGCAAGTCATGCACAAAGCATTCTTGAATTCGTCGATGAATATGGAAACATTCATGATCGAGATTATAGAGTTAAAAAGACTGGTGAAGGGCAAGGCACTAGATATCAGTTCACTCCTAGAGCTGTTAAGAAAATGGATGCAGTTGATCTGAAGCTATACAAGGAAAAATATGATCTTGTAGAGTTGTTTTCTGCGCCTGAGCCAAAAAAGAAAGAACCTAGAAGGCGTCTTACTGATGAGACCGCTGTTACTAGAAAAGTTAAAACCGTAGCAAAAGAAACTCCACCTAAGCGAAGAGCTGCTCCAGTAGAAGAACCTGAAGATGATGAAGAAGATGATGAAGAACCTGAAGTAGCTCCAATTCGTGAAAAGAAGCGGCCATCTAAGAAGGCTGCGCCTCCTCCTGAAGAAGATGAAGAAGAGGACGAAGAAGAAGACGAGGAAGATGAAGAAGATGATGATGAGGATGAGGAGGCTGAGGATGAGGACGAGGATGATGAAGAATCTGAGGATGATGAAGATGAAGAAGACGAGGACGAAGACGATGAAGACTTCGATCTCGAGGACGATGATTAATGGCTGAAGGCCTTGGAGAAATCTTCAAGGTCCAGAAAGAATTTGAGGCTCTCTTCGTTGACTTCAAAAAAGTCAGCGAGGATCCTCAATATCTCGACAAGATCGCAGATTATCTTTCTACGGGCCTAGCAAGAGAAGCATTCGAGTATAGAGATGAATTCAATTGGAAAGTGTCCAAGAGAGCGCGGCCTCACAATCGAGACAAACAAATCGAGGAAGCCGTTGATTGCTTCATCTTCTCTGTTAACATGCTTCTCATCCTTGGAATAGAAGCTGATGAAGCTACAGAGTGGATTCTCACCAAAATTAGAATGAACTGGGATAGACAAGTTGCCGAAGGTAACCCAATCGCCGTTGAAAGAGTTAAATCAGCGAATATGGAAATGTAGGACTTGTCCTAGGTTTCAATTCGCTAGCATGCCTGGGTTTTTTCCAAAAGATGCCAAGATTTTGGTTGTTGCACAAAATCCAGGACAGTTAAGTAAAAGAGCTTCTGGTTGGGATGACAATTCATACGCAGAAGAAGAACAGTGGCGCAGGTTCCAGCAAGGATATGCAAGGGGTCTCATGGAGGCCCCTATTGGCGAGTGGTTAAAGCAAGGGTTTTCAGAGGATACTGTCTGGGCACTAACAAATATCATAAAGTGTAGAACTCCAGATAACTCATTGCCTACCCATGAAGAAGTATATAATTGCAGGGAGTGGCTTGAAGATCAAATCAGACTAATAGATCCCTGGGCGATTTTATCCCTGGGAAATTTGGCGCATTCATGGTTTTTTGATCAAACACACCAAAAAGATCCATTTATAACAACAGACAGAATTAGAAACAAAATTCTATACATGTCAAGAGAATATTATAGTGGATTATACATGACAATGTATCATCCAGCATATGAAAGATACAGACATACTGATAGAACTATAGCTGCTATGAAGAAATTAGAATTCGTAACTGAAAACGAAAGAGCTTATAAAGCCATCATGAATACAATTTCTTCAAGAATATAAATTTACATCTTGTATATAGGTGGTTATAATAGAATAATGCCGCAATATGTTACTATGTATGAATCATGGATAAAAAGACAAGAACCACACCTTGTTTCAGTTCAGCTTAATGTCACGAATACATGCCCACAAAAATGTATTATGTGTCATAAACCAGAATGGGCAGCTATTCAAGCCGGTAGCAAAAATGTCATTCAAGTTGAATTAGCCGTAAGAGAGCTTAATAGCCTACCAGATCTTGAAACTATTGTTTTATCTGGTGGAGACCCAATGAATTATGTTCATCTCAAAGCTCTCATTGATCACATTAAACCAGAGATAAAACTTGGGATGTTTACTACTGGTCTTGATAATTCTACCAATAGATATGTTGATCTGGATTTGACTAAATTCGGATTTATCAGGTTTTCTATAGACGGAGCTACACCACAAACTTGGGCAAAAATTAGAGGTTCACACCCAAATTCATATGAAACTGCTTTTGTAAATGCAGCTTTTGTTAAGAATGAATTCGTGCGACTCTATAGCGAAGCTGGTTTAGATAAGGTTAGAGTTCAGTACACCATACAGTCAGAAAACATAGAAGAATTTCCGCTTATGGTAAAAAAATGCTATGATAATCAGATACCAATTTATGGGTATTTTGTTCATGACTATAACGTAGTTACAGAACAACAGGTACTTAAACTTCGCTATGACCTGGCAAATTTATTTGGTAATACCTCAGATTTTAGTGATTGGATAGACAGATATACTAACGTACGCCAAATTATAACAAATGGAGACAAAGTATCTCCAGTAGACCCAAAAAACTGTGTTATTCCATATCTGCATGCTTTTATAGATACTGATGGTTCAGTATTTCCTTGTTGCTATCTCGTCGGAGATAATCTTCCTTTCGATCAGCGAGATATGAAGTACTCATACGGAAATATATATGATACTCCGTTGTTACGGATAATGACAAAAGAAAACATTGAAAGAATAGCTGCTGAACATATTAATGATCAAAACGAGATATGTAGAATGTGTAGTAGTGGACCATCCAGATACTATAAAATGAATGCTGAGGCAGAACAATTATCTTCTAGGAGAGCAACTTTTCTATGACCGCATTTGTACTTGAAGGAATAGATCGCGTAGGCAAAACTACACTTCTGACAACACTTTCTGGTGATCCATATAATTTTAAAGTATTAACAGTCCCAAGGCCTTCAGAAAATGGATGGGAAACTATAAGAGAATTTCGAAGAGGCAAAGAAGACTGTGAAAAAATAATTAAACTTGCCAGAGAAGTAAATGCATATAAAGATTTTATTCTAGATAGGTTTTCATTCAGTGAATTAGTTTATGCCAAGGTATTTGGCCGAGCTTGTGATTTTCCTTGGTATGAAAAACAAATGAGACAGAACAAGGATGTTATTAAGCTCATTCTGGTTATAGAAGAAATAGAAACTATAGTTGAAAGATGGAGAGCAGAGGATAAACCAACAGAATATATTATACCTATCATAACAGAGTATAATACAATGTTGAAAAAACTTGGTTTTGAAGAAGGCCTAGATTATATGACTTTTAAACCAACTACAGATAAAATTGATAGAATTATAGGCTGGATAAATTCTAATGGTAAAAATTCTGTTCGATCTGCAGATTAGCAGCTTAGACATTGATGGAAAACTTTTAATTACATCAGACAGTAATTATATCTTCATGAAAAGCATGATAGAAGGCCTTTCTAAAAGAGGCCATGAATGTGTTATTCTGATGCCATGGGATGAACAGCGTATTGGCGACGGTTATCAATCTATGCCAAATGCTGTATTGTATTATGTAGATTTTCATGGTATAGTTCAGGATAGATTCTTTGTTGATAATTATGTCAAGAAAGTTATAAACAAAGAAAATCCAGATATTTTATGGACTAATGATCCATGCAGAGTTGGTCAATATAGGTCAGTATATGACGGAATAATTATTGCCTATAATCACTGGATAGATAGTCCAGATAATCCAGTAATAGAACTGAAAAATTCTTATTTCTTCAGACAAATTGAAGCAGCATGGAAAGCTGATTATATTGCATTCAATTCTCAGACTGGATATGAAAGATATCTAGGAGGATTGCGACTTATAAATGGACTTAAACCTCCTCAAGCCAAGCCTCTTATTATTAACCCTCCGCTCAACACTGAACTCATAGGATCAATCGCTAAAATAGCCATTAAGAATGACTATCCGACGTTGATCTACAATCACAGACTATCTTCAGCTCCACAATATGCTAATGCTATCAGTAGCCTTGAACGAATCTTAGATAGATTACATGTACCAGGTCTAAAGATAATCATTACTAATCCGAGTGGAAAAGCTCACCCAATCTTAAATCATCCAAAGGTAATAAATTCAGTTACCAACAGCTATGAAGAATATTTGACACACATTTCCAAGGGATGGGTGCACTTAACACTCTTCGATTACCCAGGCCAGTGGTCTATGAGCATGGGCGAAGGACTCTCTCTTGGACTAAGATGTATATTCCCTAAGTTTGCTGGTTATGCTGAAATGACTAAAGAATGGTTCTTTCCAAAAGAAAATGAATATGTAACCACGATGGGTGCAGTTACAAATATTAAACGACTTTTAGATTTTGGGCCATATGCTCAAGAAGAGCAAGGAAAGTTTTTTCGAAATAAATTCTCTATAGACAATATCGTCGAGAAGTTTATAAAGGACGTAAACATTGGAAGTATTTGATGCAGAGGACATTGAAACAATATATCCAGAAATAATAAAATATATTCTAGATCATGGAGCAAGATATTCTCCTAGAGGTATTCCAACATTAGACATCGGGCCTACATCTATAGTTGTGGAAAATCCGACTAGTAAAATTATAACTAATAAAGTCAGAAGAATAAATCCATACTTCATGATTGCAGAATATTTGTGGATAACTACACAAAATAACAGAGCAGACATGATTGGCTTTTATAACAAGAAGATGTGGGAGTTTTCTGATGATGGAAGAACCCTACATGGAGCTTATGGCCCAAGGTTGATGAGACAGATACCGAGCATCATCAATAAAATAAACCTAGATAAGAGTACAAGACAAGCAGTTGCTACAATTTATCAGCCAAGAGATCAGACGGTTAATACGAAGGACTTTCCATGTAATATCATGTTACATTTCTTGCCACGAGGTGAATGGTTAGATCTTGTAGTATACGTTAGATCTCAAGATATATATCTAGGCCTTCCATATGATTTCTATCATTGGGCTTCACTTCTAGAAATTGTAGCAAATCAAACATCACTTGGTGTAGGAACATATACTCATATATGTGGCTCGCTTCATGCATATGAGAGTAATGTAAAAATTCTTAATCAGATAGTAGATGAAGAACCAAAAATCATTAGTTTTCAAGAAAGCACAAAGACGTCTCTAATTTCAAACATACACAGAGTATCAACTCTTGAGTATAAAATACGAAAAACAGATTTTACTACTGAAGAATTGCACAAGACTCTTGAGGAAATACTATCAATAGATGAAGATGATACTGTTAAAGACATGCTATCTACTCTTCTATATTACAGGATTAGAAGAAATCCTGATATTACAATAGATACTTCTATTTGTGGGTCATACTCAATTTTGTTAAAACATCTAGAATGGTATTAACATTTACTTCCAGCTATACATGGAGTAGAATATCATATGGTAACTAACCTACATGTTCATACAGAATATTCTATCGGTGATGCTATCTGCCGGGTAGAAGAATGGGCTAAGACAGCCACTGAATTTGGCCAAAAAGCCCTAGCTATTACAGATCATGGAACTCTAGGAGGATTTCCTAGATTTTGGTTAGCCTGTAATCAACAAGATATTAAACCAATTTTCGGTTGTGAAGTTTATTTCGTAGAAGATAGGTTAGTTAAATCTCCTGGCGAAGAAAGAATGCATCTTACTCTGTTGGCTATAAACAGAGAAGGATATCACAATTTAATTAAGGCGACAAATGAAGGTCACATTACAGGTTTCTATAATAGGCCAAGAATTGACTGGTCAGTCCTTGAACAGTACAAAGAAGGTATTATATGCCTCACTGGATGCGTTCAAGGCCCAATTGGAGATGGGCTCATTCGACAACGCGATAGAGAGTTGGCTATTCAGCGATTCAAGAGACTCAGAACTATCTTTGGAGACCGACTTTATCTCGAGATCCAATTTAACGAATTAGAACAGCAACAAACAATTAATAAGTTTCTGATAAAGTTGTCTGACAAGAGTGGTATTCCTCTTGTAGCTACGAATGATTGTCATTATCCAAGAAAAGGTTGGGCAAAATATCGCACAACTCTTCTCGCGATTATTCGTAAAACTACTATTGCCTCTGAAAGAGGTGATGGTTGGGAATCTACTCATGGTTTATATCTTAAAACAGAAAAAGAAATGCTTGTTTGGGCCAAAAAATATGGTGGAATATCTGAAGATAGAGCATTACAGGCTATTCAAGAAACAGATTTAATAGCTGATAGAATAGAAAAATTCAGTCCAATTGAAGAACCTAATTTGCCTATTCCACCATTCGTAAAAGATAAAACACCAGAAGAATGGCTTAAGGGATTCTGCTATAAGAAGCTAAACATTTGGAGTGGCGAAGGCATTATACCAGCTGATGAGTTTTCTGTATATAAAGATAGATTGGACAGAGAACTAGGTGTAATCAATGAAAAAGGTTTCGCAAACTATTTCCTGGTCGTTGCAGATCTTATTCACTGGGCTAAGAGAAATGATATATTCGTCGGTCCAGGTCGTGGTTCTGCTGCTGGCAGTATCGTATCTTGGTTACTCTCTATTACTACGATAGATCCGATAAAATTCGATTTAATGTTTGAGCGATTTCTAACCAAAGATAGAATAGGGTATCCAGATATTGATGTAGACTTTCCTAGAGACAGAAGAGTCGAAGTCATGGATAGACTAAAAAGTAGGTATGGAGAAAAAGTATTTCAAATTCCTGCTTATGGAACATTTCAGAATAGAAACCTCATCAGAGATTTGATACGAGTTTGGGAGATAGATGTTAGACTGCCAGCCTTACCAGATTGGGCTGAGACTATTGAGGAAATAGCAGATAATGTCCCTGAAGTTCAAATCATTTTTAATGGAAATCCACAGATTAGAGAAAGTCTGGATAGACTACACGGCTCTATCAGGCAAATGGGCCGTCACGCCGCCGGATTTGCTGTCGATGCGAATGGAACTCTCCCCGTTATCAGATACGGTGGAGATTTATTGTCTGCTTGGCAGGAAGGAGAATCAAAAGAATTATCAGAAATGGGTTTTATTAAGTTTGACCTTCTTGGACTTAACACCCTCTCAATTCTCAGAGAATGTGAACAGCTTACAAATACTTCTGTGTATGATTATCCAATCGATGACCGTAAAGTCTATAAAGAATTCCAGAGGGGTAATTACACTGGTATTTTCCAGTTTGAGGCATATGCCGCTGGAAGAACTTTGCGAGACATCAGACCCACAGAGTTTGAAGACCTCATTGCAGCGGGTGCTCTCTGTAGGCCAGGTCCTAGAGACGTGGGTATGGACAAAGTCTACGCCTCAAGAAAACTTGGTAGAGAAACATATGAATTCAAGCACCCTGCTGTTGAACAGGTCTTAGGAAGAACTTACGGGGTTATTACATATCAAGAACAGATGACAGAGTTAGCTTCTAAACTTGCTAATATGTCTCTTGCGGATGCAGAAAAACTCAGAAAAGATATTGTTAAAAAGTCAGAACAAGTTAAATTACACAGAGATGATGAATTAAATATTCTCAGAAAGAAATTCGTTAGAGGCGCAGTACAGAATAACATGGATCAAGTAGATGCTTCTGCCTTATGGGATCAGATTCTTTCGTTTGCAAGATATGGATTTAACCGATCTCATTCATGCGCTTATGCTTTCATATCATACTGGACTATGTATATGAAGGTTCATTATCCAGCTGAGTTTATGTCTGCTTCACTTGCCCATACAATAGAAGAAGAAAAACAATATAAGTTAGTTACTGAAGCAAAGAGATTAGGAATTCCAATCAGAAGAGTTGATATTAATAAATCCGGTAAATCATATACTCTTGACAATGGCTCTATAAGGTTCGGATTAGGAACAGTAAAAGGAGTTGGACCAGCTGGTCTAGAAGAAATTATAACTAAGAGACCATTTATTTCTTTCGAAGATTTCGAATCAAGAGTAGTCAAGAGAAAATTAAATTCAAGAGCTGTTGCTGCATTAGAAGAAGCAGGAGCTTTTGTAATTCTCAGAAAGAATGAGGCACTCAATGTTAAGTGATGCAGAAATCAAGGGTCAAATGGAAGAAGGAAATATTCTGATTGACCCATATTTTAATAGCCAGTTAAATTCAAATTCATACGACGTTAGACTCGGAGAATGGTTTTTTAGGCAAAAACAATATTATGCTGGAAGGCCTACAATTCGCTATGGCACCTCTGATGCTTTCAATTTAATGTGGGATAAGCCTATAAAGGCGGATGAGTTGATCGTTGTCAGAGCGCGTGAGACTATCCTCTGCCACACCGAGGAATTCATTGGTGGTATGAATATCATTACCACTGAGATGAAAGCTAAATCCACGACAGGTAGACACTGTCTCTCGGTGTGTAAATGTGCTGGTCTTGGCGATGTTGGTTATGTATCTCGCTGGACTATGGAAATGACTAATGATTCTGACTTTGACGTATCAATTGAAGTCGGAGAGAGAATAGCTCAAATTACTTTCCATAATGTTGGTCTTACTGAATCTCAATACACTGGAAGATATGGAAAAACTCGAGCTGAATGGACTCCGTTAGATATGCTTCCTAAGCCTAAAAAATCATGACAAGTATTAGCGACCTCATAGCAATCATACAAAAAGAACACGGGGCCGATTCGATTTTCCTTGGATCAGATTGGCAAAAGCAAGAGGTAAATAGAATATCAACTGGATCTCTCTTTTTAGATTGGGCAACTAATGGTGGAATCCCAATGGGTAAGACAACCGAGATATTTGGCAATGAGTCAGCTGGTAAATCAGCTATCGCAGCCAAAATTATCGTAGAAGCTCAGAAAAAGAAAATGACATGCTTATGGGTAGATGCAGAAAAATCTTTCGATTCAGCATGGATGACTACTCTAGGTGTAGATGTATCTAGGTTGGTTGTATCTCAAATTGCAGAATCTGAAGAAGGATTTGATATCCTATTCAAGGCTATTAATCTAGGTAATCCAAGGAGCAAGGAGTATCATGACTTTGAGCCAGTTGACCTCATCATTCTTGATTCTCTTACCGCGTTCGCTCCTATGGCCATCACAGATAATGACATGCAAACGCACATGGCAGTTGATGCTAGAGTTAATAACCTCGGATTCAAGAGAATTAATGCAAGAAACCACAACACAGCAATCGTCATAATTAATCAAAATAGAAGTACTATCGGTGGGCCCAGAGCAGGAGATTTTCAACCAGGTGGTAGAGGCCTTAAGTTCTTCGCTTCACTCAGGATTGAACTCAGGGCTGGCGAATGGATAAAACCGAATGATATACCATCGTATCTATCTGTTCCAGTTAATCCAAAAAACAAAGAAGCACAGGTTGGTCATACAGTAAAGGCTAGAGTAAGAAAATGTAAAGTCGGAGGCCCTCATGGAAAAGAAGCCGAATTTGATTTCTATTACAACGGCAAAATCGATAGAATCAAAGATATTATTGCAGCTGGGCGTGTTACAGGCATTATTACTCAGTCAGGGGCATTCTATAAATATGATGGTATCAATTACAGAGGAGCCAAAGCATTTGCAGATTTCTTAAAATCAGATAGAGCAGCTTTAATTGACATAAGAAAACAGGTAATGGCTGCTATATGAGAAACTGGACCATCAAATCATGCGGTAAAGCTCACAACTATTGCAAGGTTTGTGATCCAGAACATAGTAATAAAATTGCTAATGCAACTAGAAATAGAACAAAAGAAGAATTAATAAGACAAGCAGCCTGGAGAAAAGGAAAGCCTCGATCTCAAGAATGTAAAAATAAAATTTCTAATAAGCTCAAAGGTCAAAAATTAAACTCTGAAACTAGAGCTAAAATATCAGCCAAAGTAATTACAGCTATGATGGAAGGAAGATTTAAACCTGAAAATCATAGAATTACAAGACGAGTACAATACAAAAATATCTGGTTTAGAAGTAGATGGGAATCAAGCTTTGCAAGATGGCTAGATTCTAAAAATATAAAATGGATTTATGAACCAAAAAGATTCAAAATTTCTATTGGAACATATCTACCAGATTTTTTCTTACCTGAAAAAAACACCTGGATTGAAGTAAAGGGCCGGCATATTGGCTTAGATAAGGTTGAGTGTTTTAGAAGAGAATATCGTATTAAGATAATATTAGCAGATGGAGATTATTTCAAAAGAAAAGGTATTCCGATAAAATGAGCTTAACAGCGGTAGGTGTCCATATTTTTGCTGGCTCGTTTATAATTGGGATACAAAGAGCTGGTTTTGAAGTAAAAGCCATGTACGAAAATCTTGGTCTTGGCCTTGAGACTGCCAGGCATAATTTTTCATTTCCGATAATATATCCGAAGAATAAATGGGGTAGTTATTTACCAAAAAATATTAATCTGGTCGTGGCAAATCCTCCATGTTCAGCCTTTTCAGTTATGGGTGCTAATCGTGGTTCACACGACCCAATTAATAACTGTATGTATGAGTGTGCTGATATTGCCATGGCTTTGGATACCGATATTTTTATTATGGAGTCTGTTCCTGGCCTATGGAATAAAGGTCAAGATATACTCGCCGACCTGGATAGTATTTTCCATGAGTATCAGCATACTTATCTGTTCTCCGATAGCGTATTACATGGTAGCCCACAGATAAGACCGAGATTTCATTATATAGCTAGTAAATACGACTTTAAGCTGGCAAAATTTAATCCAATGCCAGTTCCAACAATAAAAGATGCTATCTGGGATTTACAATTTATAGCAGAAGGAGAATTTCTGAATCATGACAAAACTAAATTCACAGGGCAAGTCGCTTCCATCGCGAAGTATATTCCACCTGGATTTACAGCCTCGGAAATCTGGAGAAGACTCCCCTCAGCTAGAGATAATCTATATGGTCAACCTTTCGGTCCTACTAGGAGAGCAAGTTGGAGATCTCCTGGGCCCACAATCACCGGCGGCCCTACAATTATCCACCCAAGCTTTGACAGATTTCTCACTGTTCGTGAAGAAGCTCGAATCTTTGGTTACGGAGATGAATTCGAATTTATCGGAAACGTGGGAAATCAATATGCACAGGCTGGGAAGGCTGTCACCTGCTTCATGGGAGAGTGGCTCGGAGCAAGTGCAAGACGAACCCTACAAAGAGAATCCAATCCTAGACGAGGAAAACAATTTATTGATCTCAGACCGTACGCTGAGTATGCGAAAAATCTCAGAATAATGGATTGGTTCGGTTCTTTAGATCGAACTGAAAAAAGAAAATTAATTGAGGAGAATTTCAATGGCTAGTAGATACAGAATGTTAAATAAAATTGGCGAAGTCAAGATGGGTATGCACTTATTCAAGAAGGCTGATACTGGAGCAATTGAAGGTCCGTTTATTATCATGAAACTTTATACCAAGCATGGTATAGATGTGATTGATAACACTGGTCTAGTTAAAATTGAGGATGTTGGACAGGGATCCAAGGCAGTGTGGCGTCATGGCAATGGTAGTGTTATGATTTTTCTTGCCGACTACGATATTAACAAATTCTATGTAAAGCCAGATTATATGTATGAGGTTGAACCAGATGCCGAAACCACAGTGGAGTAAGTTTGAAGAAAAAGTCGCTCATGACTTTAAAGCCAATACTACTCCAGGCAGTGGTAATCAGTGGTTTGCCAAAGGAGATGTAGTCGGAAAAGACTTTACTGTTTCTTGCAAAACAACAGCAAGAGATTCATTTTCACTAAAAAACACTGACTGGAAAGAAGTTGATAGAATAGCTGCCTCTAATGGTACCTGGCCTACTATGGCTCTTGATGTAAACGGCAAGAAATATGTAGTTATGGACTACGATTCATTCATTTCCTGGTTTATGATACAACATTAAAAGTGTATGTGATATACTATATAGGTGAGGTGAGTTATCGACAACAGACCTCACTCTGATAACTCATTACGATAAGGATTATGATGCCTAAGCATGAAGCAGTTCCTTTAGTCAACAGAGTGTTTGTTGAGTCATTCAATAAATTCAGACCTCCTAGAAGCATCGGCATGCGTCTTATCGGAGATTGTATGCTTAAAACTATGCTAGATTTAAGAGCAACTGAAGCAGATTTTGAACCACCAGACATGCGTGGCATGATGAATATGAGCTGGGGCAGTGCTTACGAAGTTTGGATTTTAGAGAGATTCAAGCAGGCAAATCTGTTGAAGCATGGTGGCATACTCTGGAAAGATATGCAGGTAAACATTAGACATCTTGAAGCAAATGGCTATATGGATGGACTCGGAGTTTGGGAAGGTGAAGATATAGCCATTGAAGTCAAGACCAAAGGCTCAAGAGATTTTGATTTAATTGCATCTGGTAAAAAACCGCCAGACAAGTCTCATATTTATCAAATAATGATGTATATGCATTTACTCAAGCTTTCTAAGGGATGGCTTGTGTATATTGACAGGGAGAAAAACTTTGAGGGACGGAACGGAGAGACCACGCCGCGCTGGGACATCATCGACATCGACTACGACCAAAAACTCGGTGAAAAACTCGAGCGAAGGCTCGTTAGGCTCTCAAAGCACAGAAGAGAAGGCACCCTCCCAGAGAAAGAGCCAAAGACCTCCAACGATGAGCGCTGTCGTTTCTGCGCTCACAAAGAGTCCTGTTGGGGAAAGTCAGGAACTGATAGAAAGTCTCGAGAGAGCCCTGCAGCGAAGAGGATTGCCAACATTAGCCGTGCCAGAAGGCGAGCCAAGTTATTCACTGCCGAATCTGAAGGATCTGTCGGGGAGACTATTAGCTGAAAAGTTACAACACACAGCCAACTGGAAGGCTTTTATCGACAGCCTCCTTGGAGAAGTAACAGCTATATACTGTATAGTTGCTACAGAAAAAAGAATTAAAGGTAGAAGTATATCTCCAGATGAAGAAAGAACCTATGCTTTAGTTCAAGGTATGATGAAGAGATTAGAAAAATTATCAGAGTCTATGAAAATCATGTATGAATCTTTAAGTAGGCAGGTTACTATTAGAGACCAAGAATCAAGGGTTAACCCTAATAGAGGAGATCGATTTAGCAGATGAAAACAATTTTAGCGATAGATCCCGGAACTACCACACTTGGATACGCAGTACTCACCCTTAAAGGTGAAGACGTTAACCTTATAGATAGCGGAAGTGTAGAGTTTGAAGGCTGTGACACCATACTACATAAGCTCAATAGGATATATGGCACAGTCATAGATCTATTATCAGAGCATCAACCAGAATATGTTATGTTGGAGAGAACGTTCAAAGTTGATAGAGGTTCAGTACCTCTAGTAGTTGCAATCAAACTGATTAAAGAAGTCATAGATCTTCTGAAAGATGTTAAACTGGTTCAAGAAAATGCCATGACAGTAAGAGCCTATCATGGTGTAGGTGCTAGAGATTCAGCAACAGCAAAGGAGAGAGTAAAAAAACTTGTCATCGAGATTTTTGATTTAGACGATGACCTACCATATGACGTTTATGATGCTGTTCTATTAGGCTATTATTTAGCCTGCACTATTGAATCTCGTGGTATTTAACTGTATAGATGAAACAGATACAAAGATTGTTTACAATATAGCCTGGCGATTGATGAAAAAATTTGACACTTATTACCTAGATATTGATGAACTTGTAAGTGATGGTTTTTGGGGCTTGATGATGGCCAATAAAACTTATAACTCTGCTTTAGGAGTTCCGTGGAATTATTGGGCAAGTAAAAAAATTCAGACTTATATGGCAAATGGAATAAAAGCAGAGATGAATAGAAGGAGAATTCTTAGACCAACTCTTTTACAAGAAATTAAAGAAGAAGAAGAAAAACCTGCTCCATATGATTTAGCACAGTTAATTGAAGATAGAGAAAAATTGATGCAAATAACAGCTGCATTAAAAGATAAAAAACCAGTGTTAATAGAAGCTGTTTTTAGAACCGATACAGATACGAATCTCGCAAAAAAGTATGGGTATTCTCATCAGTCAGCTATTCATGGAATGAGACAAAGATTCTTGGCTAAAATAATAGAAAAAACCTCGGAATAAAACTAGGGCGAAAAGTCTAGTCTTACTCCGAGGCTAGGACTAGCAGAGATGGGTGGCGAAGCCTTCTGCTAGGAATCCCATATGTTATGAGTCTGTGTCAGACACTTCAGTGTTATTCGAGTCTCCAGGACCTCTTGTCAGAATTTGCCCAGGAATACCACTTATTGATATCCCGAGTAATGATGTTATATTGGCTGCAATTGAACCGCCTACATATGCCAGTGCTAAGCCATAGACTATGATGCCAGCGTTCTCGCTATAAATAAAAGCGGCCGCCCAAGCAATCATGATGACGACGTTTTTCTTGGCAATCTCAAAAATTTGGTCCCAATCAAATTCATTTCGCTTGAATGCAATCAGGACACCAAGAATAAACTCTAATCCTAAAAGTACAGCAAGCCATATTACCTTGTCAGGGTCAAAAGCCTGAAATACTTCATTCCAATTTCTTACGGTAGGTTCACCAAGATCCATTATTCAGTCGATTCAGGGACAGGATTTTCTGGGTCCTGTGCCATTGCGGTAAGTTGCGATGCTAAGGTGTCAAGCTGTGAAAGAACGTCAGCTTCTTGTTCTGAACTAAGGCCTGAATTTGCTACCTGATCCCTAAGCTCGGTAAGCTTAGCCGCAATACCATTGGTTGCCTCATTAACTCGGCTAAAAGCAACCGTAAAATCTTCTACACTAGCCATAATTATCTCCTTAACTTCCTGAATTTTTCTTTCTATTACTGAACTTCTGATTATTTCAAACCCGAAAATAGATAATGTTACAATTTCTATACCTCCAAATTAATATGATTTACCCATCGATAAATCTTCTGATAACTACATTTACTTGCCATCTTTGTATGTTTAGTTCTCGAGCTAACTCATCTTGTTTTTCTTCAGTAAAAAATGGCTCCTTTCTGTGATATATTGATCTTATCACGAATAGGTTAATCAATCCAAAAGCTCCAATAGATATCCTTAGGAGAATTCCAAGGAGCGCGATACCCGTGGATGATGGTGCCCTACCAAAGAAAGCCATAAGCATAAGTATACCAGAAATAAATAAGCCAAGTACAGTAGAATACATGATTCCCTTGGAAAATGGTTTCTTTTGTCTCCATGTATGATTAAAACTAGGTTTGGCATATACTAACAAAAATAACCACAGCAAGAAAAAGACTGTAGACTCTATCTCAATGATTATTTTCCAACCCATTTTTCACCCCAAATTATTTTCTTTTCTATTGGCTGCCTCTTCTCTAAATTGTCTCCAATTAATTTCTTCTCTTCTAGCTTGGCCATCTATGAAGTCTCTCCTCCACTCGAAACTTTTGCTAGCCAACCGCATCAAGCTAAGTTCACCTTCTACTTCAGCTTTTTTAGCTTCATTAGCTCTCTCTATTTGGTGTCTTGTATTTTCTGAAGAAAACAAATAGGCCCACTCTCTTATCTTGTCAAGAATTGATTTCACGAGAGGCCTCGATAGCTCGTTTTCTTTCGTAGTCGCGTTCATGTTCCAACTCTTCCACTAAGTCTTCAAGACTTTTACTCTTTTCGGTCATTCTTGACAGCTCCTTTTTAAGGGCCGCATTCTCGACTAGCAGGGCATCTTCTCTTCCTCTTGTAGCTGATCTTTTATATTCCTCCTTAATCATCCAGGCTATCAAACTAGCCATTCCGGTAATAGCAGTAGCTCCAAAAGCTCCAACCGCCACTATAAAATTAATTGGTAGCTCAGCAGCTAGAAATATCAATCTGAAATCCTGTACATATTAAATCTACCGTAATAGTCAAGTGTTGTACCTGAATTTTGATATGTCTGTATATAAACTACATCATTAACATCCAGAGGCATAACAATATGAGCTTGAAAATTTGGAGTAGAATAATCTGCTGCAGCAAAATCAGTTCTAGCTACTGTATTTCCAGCTGCAACAATTATTAGCGATCTAATGCCAGTTGAATTTGCTTCATCCCATTGAGCTGTAACTGATATTACATATACACCAGCTAAACCAGTTGGGACCTTGAATTCTCCTGGATTAGCTGTTTCATAACTATCTGTATCATTACTTACCACCCAATCTATTACGGTAGCTGATGCGGTAGGTATTCCAACATACCCAGATAAAGAAGCTGAAGCTCCATGTCTAGTATTTGTTCCACCACCACCTCCAGCTGAAGAATTTATTTCTAGAGCGTTACCACCAAGGTCAGTAAGAGTTATATTATCTCCAGCAACTAAATTAGCAGAAATGACACCAGTGCCTATAGCAATTCCTAGCCCAGCTTCATAATCAGTTCCGCCACCGCTCGCTTCAGAAGAAATTATAATGTCGTTACCATCTTCTGTAACCGTAATAACACCAGAGCCATATACGCTTACTTCGCCTTGAAGACTATTAATAGCAGATACACCTGCTGGAGAACTGGCATCAGGAGAAACATTTATCATCTCTAGGAGTTTGCCAGAACTTTGACCACCAGGATTAAACACACTTACTTGGGTTCCATATGTAACATAAACATTAGCTGGCTTTCTTACATATCTGTATGTTAATCTTGGAGTTAATACCATTACAGTTTCATCATCAACTGTTTCTATAACAGAACATCTAATTATCTCAGAAGGTTTAAACATTCTACGAAGTAATTTTGAAGATCTATCTTTTTGAAGAGAAAATCCACTATCTTCTGGGTCATTATTAAAATCAGGCATTAAAATATACCTGCTCAGGTATTTCAATTAACTCAAAACTAGCATTTAACACTGGATTTCCATCAGAAAGATCAAAACTAAATGAAACATTTTCTACATAAAATCTTTTGCCAAACGACCAGTCAATACCATCTTCGTCATTAACATGAGTTACAGTAACTATATCACCTATTTCCAGGTGATGATTTCTATGATCTGTAATAGTTACTGCATATTTTGAATTATTGAATATAAACATTCGTCGAGCGATTGTGTCCACGTCTTGTTGAGTTTTAACAGGTACACCCTTCTTCTCAAGCAGCTTTCCACCGGATTCGACAGGTATGAGTGGATATAGTGAGGCAAAGGTGGTATACTTAAAGAACCCAATGACATAGGCCTGTGAGACCTGGTATGGATCAAGTCTTTGTATAGTAATATCTGACATTGTATCTTTATTGAAATCAAAAATAGCATTGGGAGGTTCAGGCAAAAACATAGGATGCTTATGATACTGAAGCTCATTTATTCTCTTAAAATACAGTAAAAACTGGTCGTAGTCTGATATTTCTTCAAACCAAGACCATGGATCTCCTTCATCAATTGAGTATTCAGGTATTTCAAAATCAGATTCTTCTATATTCCAAGTTATATAATTGCTAGCATTTGTCATTCTCGTAAGAATATTTTCTATGATATAAGAAAGTTTCAGAGAACTTGGAGTTTTTGTATTTTCGTTATTTCCTTCTCTATATGCAGTACCTGGAAGAAATAGTCTTCTAAGCATATAATCTGCAGTATGAGCAGTTACTTCAAATAAGCCAGATTCTTGTCTTCTTCTAATATTTCCGCTAGGTATATATCCAGAGAAAAGAAGATGAGATCCATGCCATGATATGCCATATTTATCATCTATATACAGACTAATCTGCTGATCAGGTAGAATTTCATTAGCAGCCTCGGAAATGGTGAAAGTACAGGTGTATCCACCTTGAGATAATCCACCACTTACAGTCACTGGGTATATAGAGTCATGAATAATCGCCATAATGATATTATAACCTATTCTTTAAGTTTTTATTTCTAGGAATTTCAAATCATAGTTCTCCATATTGCCATGGCCATAATTCAGTTCCAGGTTCTTGCCATTCACCCTTTAAATTAGTTATGGCTGGAGGCCCAAATAATTGATTTTCACCTGGTCTAATATCTATACCATCATACCAAACAGTTATATCTGGTGGAATATTCCATCCATAACCAAGTGATTCAAGATATTCATTCACAGCAACATGAGGACCAATAAATATCTTATCAAACTGAGGTCCATCTAGTTGAGAGCTAGCCACTCTGCTATCCCATCCATCAAAATGCAGAGCATCATAAATATTTTTATAATTACCTACGGTAAAAAACTCTTTGTCAGCAAAATTTCCAGCTTTTGCTAAAATAGCTTGCGGGTTATCTACAACATTTAAACTAATTATTCCATTTCGATTAGAATCACTAGTAATTATATCTCCATATATGCTAGTAATTTTCCAAATAATAGTCGGATCCCAGAATTCATATTCTTCAAATAACCTAGTTTCATGTTCACCTATATCTGTTTTGAATGGTTGTGCATGTACATCAAATACCGCAGAAATCCAAAACCATTTTCTTATAGGTATATGAGCACCAGCTACATCTGGAATAGCCCACTGAGTAGGAGTAGTAGTATCAAATTGACTTGAATATTCTTGCAATTGACCGTTTGCCCAGGCCCAGTTACCCATAGTTAATGAGCCTCCAATTGGAGGATAATACTTAGGATTGCCAGGCCATTGACTTCTTCTTATAATACCAGATTCATAATTAGGGCCATCACAAGAAAACCCTATCATGGTTCCAAATAGTCCATACCACTGATTAACAGCGGCATATTCTAATCCCCATTGAGGTGGTTCTTCGCTAGCTTCATACCCAGGCATATCAATTCTGCAAAAGAAACCTATGGCTACTTGACTTGCATGAACATCTACTTGTAAACCTACTTTATCTCCAGATATAGCAGTTGGTCTTATAAGAGAACATCTCATAGATGTCGGAGATACCACATGGAACTCAGAATCCTCAAAAGATCCGCCACTTTGAGTACCAATTCTAATATCTCCAGCTATTAGCTTAGAGATTTTGTATTTAGATCTGGCTCCATATTCAAATGGATGAGCAAACCAGCCTTTAACAAAGAAAGAAGGAACAGTTCCGTTATATCCACGAGAAACAGAAATGTATCCTTGCCCAGGAAAGAATGGAGGACCAAATTCCGTCTTGGAATGGACAAATATATTCTCTATGGTCCCATGGCCATCATCTATCTCATATACCCCACCAAGATCAAAAGGTCTAACATCTTCAAAATACAAGTCAGTATCATCGGCATGTATATCTTGTGATGCTTTAAGACCTACTACTTGATCTCCACCAGAATCAGGAGTTATTGCCCAGAGGATTGTTCCAAGAGGGTGGCTTGTTGCAGTTGTGCCAAGTACTCCTCGTACAACAGTTATATCATCAACTGATATCGAGAGTATTCGCATTTTTTCAAGGTTACCCATGACATAATCGTCAACATCAAATCCTTCAGCTCCTGGTATTATAAATGGTATAACAGTCTGAGTAGAAGTTATAGCTTCATTCAAGACTACTCCATTACCTGTCTCAAAATCTCCTGTTTCTATAACTGCTCTTATAATTTCAGTTCTATAATGAGGATATGGTATTGTATTCAGCGCTCCTCTTTCTACAATTAACATACCGGGATGTACTTCAAGAACTCTCATTTTTTCAACCTGAATGTCTACATATTCTCCAACTTCAAAATCTCTAGCTGAAGGAGTCTGAAAATATATATCGTTTTGGCTGACATTTACTGGCTGTGATAAGAAAGTAGCATTATCTGTTATACCACATCTTGTACCATACGGACCAATTGGCATAAATGGATTTATATCTGTAGGAAATGTTCCTCCAGTCCATGTTGGTGGAGGTGGATATGGTGGGTCTGGAAATGGATCATAAGTACCTGGTGGTTGCCAATCTGGTGGATATAATGTACCAGGATCTGGATAAGGTAAAGGAGGAAGATACGGATAATATGGTCCATCTGGAAAATATCCAGGATAACCATCGTAACCAAGATATGGCGGATAATATATCGGAAAGTATGGATAATATATCGGAAAGTATGTATTACCTGGATTGTATGGTATTTTTATTGGGAGGAGTGGATCCCAAAATGTTTTTGGAATATCATATGCAGATATTGTTGGTCCTTGAGATATACCTCTGATATAAGATGGAGCTGTTAGAAGATAATAAGACTGCGTATAGGTGATAAGAATTGGAACATCAACACTGCTTGGATGCCTTCCAGTTTGATATCCTAAATAATACGTGCCTTCGTAACTTCTGAAAACTCCATTATGATATGTCCACCAAAATTTATTCTGAGTAGAATTATCAGCTTTAACTATTTGAGCCTCTGGAACTGGACCAAATGGACTATGCTGAGGCAAGGCAATAGCATTAACAAAGCCAGGAGTTCCTGGACTAATTTCTCCTCGTATTGATTTAACAAGATGCGGAGTACTAGATGCACCAGCTATAATTCCGCCATCACCTACTGCCCTAGCGTATTCTCCGTTAGGCAAAAATACATGTCTAATAAGAACAGAATCTATACTGTTAAGACCTACCTGTTCATATTTATTTGTCCGATATGTAGGCTCTCCAAATGGACTTTCATCATTTGCTGTATTTCCATATTCAAGAACATACCCAGAAGTAGCTGCAAAATATATACGAGAATTATATCTGCTAAAAGCAATATCAAGAACGGGTTCTTTTACATAAGAATCTATTTCAGGTGGCTCGTCAAAAACATCACTTTCGTTATACCAGCCATTAAAATAAGTGGTCCTAACTATCTGATTTCCTTCGCCGTCAGTAACTGGATTTCCATGCCCATCTGTAACAGATGTTATAGCAGAACCTTTTTTATACTGCTTAAGAGTAGAAAGACTAGCTGTATTAGGTTGATAGTAAGGAAATTCTTCGTCATAGAATATACTTCCAGGGTGTAAGCTTACTCCAGTTGGCTCTTGAAAACCTGCAAGAATTTTATTTCCACCAATACCGCCAACTTTTATGACATTTATTTTTGACGTTTCACCAAAATTTCCGATAACTTTAAGCGGTGTAAAACCGTCTGAATCAGCTTCGTATATATATCCATCTTCTGTTGAAAAGTATAGTTTATATCCAGTATAAGGATCAATAGAAATACTGGTTATATCTACTTTTCTGCCTAGATCATACAGTAAATCTAATGTACCAAGACCATCTCTTGTTTTCCACACCGTTCCATTATTAAAACCAAAGTATGCCATAAACTGATTAATTGGATCCGACTCAACGCATCTACCAGAAACATTTTTCATTGTTTGCTGTTTTATAGATCTAGTTGCGTATTTTCTCCAACTTTCACCATTATCAAAGGTAACAAAAAGATCGGCCTCTTCACTAGTTGCGTATAAAGTTCTATTTTCTGCAAATTCAAGAACTTCTACTGTAAAACTAGCCTTAGCTTTTTGACCTAGAGAATCTGTTACAGTTAATGTGCCAACATAAGTACCTAATTCAGCATATGAATGAAAAGCTTGTTCTCCAAAACCATTTACGGTGTCATCTCCCCATTCCCATTCCCAGAGTTCAATAATAACGGCTGGATTATTTGCTGTAGTATATGAATCAGATCCAGACACTAAAGCATTTTGAGTTTGAGAAACCTTCTGGCTATATGGAGTAACAATAGCTACTGGATACTGTTGATAAGGTATTTCTGGGTCTGGTATACCTTTCCAGTCTACTTTTGGACCAGCTATAAGATTAGATCTAAAAGCTACAGATGTATAAGATAAATTCTGTAAATGAGATCCATATGTTCCATAAACTGCGGCTGTGTTATAAGCATGAGTTGGATTAATTTCAGATAAAACTTGGTCAGCTATATATACTGGAACTTCTGGATCTCTAATAGCCATAAATCTGGCCTGATTAACAATGTGTATATAAGATGAAAAAGCTACAGTAGTATAGCTCAACTTGTTTAAAGTCGGGTCATAATCGTTTGCAACAGGTTCAGGAAGTGGATCTATTGGAACAGGAGAAATATCATAAGTCTTGAAAAATGGAATCTCTTGATCAGCTTTAATACCCCAGTATGTTCTTTGGTCTGTTTCTGAATATGTAGAAAAAGCTACAGAAGTATAAAGTAAATTACCATATTGCTGTATATAAGTCAAGACAATAACTCACACTGATAAAATGTGACCTGTCCATTTCTAATTTGAGATACTACGGCATCAACGGTGCTGACAGGTTTTCCCATACGACACTTATAGTTTCCAAATTCAAATATTTCACCAGTTTCTTTTCTAGAAGTAATATAAACATGGGCTGGAGGATTAGCTATCTCGACGTTTGTTTTCCAAAACTCCATAATTTGATTCCAACCTGGTTGAGACATATTAGTCCATCTCCAGATTATAGTCTCAAAAGCAGAATTTATTGGGTTACCAGCTAATGTAAACCCAATCTGCTGAGTAAGAACCTCTATAGGGTGAGGATCATCTATTAAATCTGTCAAGGATATAATTGCATTTCCTATTCTAAATTCACTCAATTTCCTGCCGCCTTAACGATTCTGCTAACAACATTAGCTGTATCAGAATTGTTTTTAGTCTTAACAATCTGCTGTTTATTACCCTCTTGATTAACAGTCACTTGATTGATATTAGCTTTGAGGAATGCATTAATGGCTGGGCTTCTCGCAAGCTCTCTATCAACTCCTCCAAGGAAGGATTTGGCGAATCTCGAGGCCTCAATTTGGCCATCAGGTATTTTAACACTAAAACCATTCGATACTTCATCAGATATTTGCTTCATAATGCCAGTAACTGAACTACTTTCTGATCTTAATCCTATCACTAACCCTTCGACTATATTCTTACCAAATCCTCTAAACAACTTTGAAGGAGACGTTAATCCTAGAGCTGACCTAACCGGCCCAGGTATAAGATTAACTAGTTCCTGAATAGTATTTGTAAGATCTGTAAACTTAGCTCTAATACCGTTTATAAACCCTACAACAACATTATAACCAAAATTATACAATGTTGTTAAGCCAGTCCCAACGGCACTAACAATCCTCGTAGGAAGATTGGTAACCTCTTGGACCATTCTTCCAACATGACCAGTAAAGTTACTAACAAATGTTCCAAAGTTTGTGGATATACCAGTAACATAGGTTCTGATATTATTTACGATTGAAACAAGAAGTGGGAAGAATCTTTCTTCAATAAACGTAGCAAAAACTGAAAATGGAGCAGTATAATCTATACCTGCAAGAGTTGTACCAAGACCAGAGAAGAATCCACCAACGGTTTCGGGTATAGTACCGAGGAATGGAAGTATATCATCAGTCAACAGTTTCTTAAATGATGTAAATGGACTGTTGAGAAAATCAGAAGAAGTAAATGCTTCTACCTTGCTGGCAAATCCATTAAGAGTATTTGGCAGATCTGTGAAGAAGAATGGTATGAATGTATTTTGAATAAAATCAAGGCCACTAGAGAACGCACCAGAAATAGCACTAGTTATTGGACTAAGAGCATTTTGTACTGGCTCAGCTACTGCAGATATTATACCAGGTATGCTATTAAAAGCTGGTGCGATTATATTATCTACTGTACCAGTTACTATAGCTCCAACAGCATCCATTGAGGCTTTAAATGGAGGAGCAAAAACACTGGTAATAGTATTAGTTATACCACCAAGCGCGAGTTCTATTACTCCTGGTATTCCGGTTACTGCATCTGTAACAAGAGTTCCAATTCCAGTAAATGCAGATGCAAATGCTCCACCGATAGCAGAAGCAACTGAGCCAAGACCAGGCAAAAAGTCTTCAGTAAGGAACGTTATAGTTCCGGTGAATGCATCTCTGAATCCACCACCAATATATGAAGCAACTGAACCAAGACCAGGCAAGAATGTATCTGTAAGAAAATTCTTGGCATGGCTAAAGGAGGCTACAAATTCATCAGTAATAATGGTGGCTAGTTTTGATATTCCTCCACCAACAGCTGCTACAACTGGACCAAATATATTTGAACCAAGCTGTTTAATAGCACCAAAGGCTCCGACAAATACTCCAATAGCCTTAGGAACAATAAGCTCTAGAATTGGTACAAGAGTAACATTTAAGAAGTCTGCAAATATATTATATGGAAGAGCTAGTAAATCTCCAGATATTCTTGCTATGGTGCCAAAGAAATTTAACCATGGCTCTAAGAATGATAGAACATTACCGATAGCTCCTACAAGTGGTCCGCCAACGTAAGAGACAAAAGATGTTATGCCTCCTAATAGACCACTTGCAAATCCACCGACGTCTCTTGCAGTATTACCTATTATACCGCCTATTCCGCTGAAGAAACTAGATATACCAACAAGAACAGATCCACCGAGGTTAAATACGTCAGTAGCAAAACCAGTTATCGTTGAAACGGTAGAACTAAACACTCCAACAATAGCAGCTGAAAAACCAGATACAAGACTAGCTGGATTAGAAAGGAAATCTCCAATTCCACCAGTTACTGCAGATATTCCTCCACCAATACCAGATAATATATCAGAGAGTTTAGTTTGAAGAGTGTCTACATACCCTTGAACCTCGTTAACAACATTAGATATAAATCCAGGTCCATCGAACTTCAAGAATAGAGTGAGCGGAATAGCGATGAAAGCTGTAAATGGAGCAAGTACACCAGCTATTGCAGCAGCTATAATCTTATTAGACTTCAGAAATTCCCATACATCATCTAAGAAATTAGCTATAGGTTTTCTGAATATATATCCTAGAATTGCTAGAGAAATAAGAATAGCAATTCCTATAACTAGAGGAATTGATGCAAATGACAGTGCGGCTAAACCAGCAGCGCCCAGTCCACCACTTCCGCCCATGAGACTTAGAAGGAAAGGTAAAAATCTAAGAGCTAGGCCAAGTAATGTTGTACTTACGCTGAATAGTATCTTAAAGTTTAAGAATGGGGTAAGTTTCATAAACAACAAGAAACCAGAAACTACCGCAAGATCTTCCCTAATTGGTTTATTCAAGGCCTCGATAATTTTATCAAAGAAAGGCAATTTATCTAGGCCCAAGAATGTAAGAAAATCAGCTACGCTGGTCTTCATATTATCTATGCCATCAAGAATATTGCCAAATAGATTAGCCGCTTCTACTAGGCTATCCTTAAATATAACTAGAATAGGAATAATTTCTTCTCTGAAAGCAGTATTTATTCTACCAAGAGCTTCTCTTAACCTGCTTCCAACAATAAATCCTTCTCTATCTACTCCGTCTTTGTTCGCGATTCCAAGAAGGCCTTGGAAGAAATCACCGAAGAACTCTATATCCTTCTTGATATCGTCTCTAACATCTTGAGGAATGAGTTCGCTTAATTTCGCTCTGGCTTCATCAAGCTTCGCATTGAAATCATCAAGCGGTTTATTGAATAGGCTTATTTCTCTGTCAGTTGGAATAGGAAGTATTCCAGCTGATTCACCATCATCACCTTCAGCGTCTTTAGCTATCTTATCAAGAATATCTTGTTGTTCTTTAAGAGCAGCCGCTATAAGGTCTTGTAGATCTAGTTGAGCCTGTAAAGCAGAATTGATAGCATCAATAGCGTCAAGCTTTGCATCTTTCTCATCTTTGAGGCCATCAATGATATCTTGCTGTCTATCAATTTCATCTTCATGAAGATCTTTAAGTTTATCTATCTCATCTTCGAGTTCTTTAATTCTCGGATTAGGGATAAACTTTGGTCTTTTTTCGCGCTCTCTGTTTACCTTTTTTACTGCCTCATACTCATCGCCAATAGCAGATATAGCATCCCTGATACCTTTTATCTGATCGTCTATCGCCTTTTTCTGAGCATCGGCATTTTTCTTTATATTATCAATTTCAAGTTTTGCTTGATCGTTAATCGCCTTTTTCTCAGCTTCGGCAGCTTTCTTAGCATCCTCAGCTTCTCTTTTTCTGATTAAGGCAATTCTTTCAAGTTCATTTCTTCTCTGTCTGGTAAATCGTTCTGGTATTCCTTCAGTTTCAAAATCAAAATCTTCAAGAGCTCGCTCAGCAGCTGTTACCTGATCATCAAGAGCTTGTTGTGCAGCATCGATAGCCGCAAGATTCATGTCCCTCTGAGATTCAACAAGAGCTACCGCGGCATCAGCAGCAGCATCTATGCCCTCTTTCTGTTCATTAAGAGCCTCAATTTGGGCTTGCGAAGCTTCTCTAGCGGCTGCTTGGGCTGCTTTGGCTGCTTCATTTCTAGCATCGATAGCCGCATTAGCTGCATCTTCTTCAGCGTCTAATCTGTCCTGTTCAGCATCCCATACATTATTTTCTTCTTCTCTTCTTTCATTATCCAGTTCTCTAAGAAGAGAAAGTTCATCTTGCAGACCATCTATTATGTCATCAAATGCTTCTTTTGTCCGCTCAAGTTCATCATTAGCCGCAGATATAGCAGATTCTAAGTCACCAACTTCTTGACCTAGTTGAACTAATTCTTGAAGCTTAAATGCAGAATCACCAATTACTTCTGATAGCTGTCTAAATATTTCATCGGCACCCTCACCGCCGGCAGCTATAGCATCAAATCCTTCTACTATAATCTCTGCCAGCCTGAGGAAATCCTGTTCAGGAGTTTCAGTATCTATTGCGCCAATATCTACAAGGCTATCGAACTGAGCCTTAACTCCGTCAAGGACATCTGAGAGTATACTTAAATCTCCTTCTTGGAATCCCTCCAAGAAAGTATTCATTAAGTTGGCGCCCCAGGTATCAATGTCCTTGAGTGGTCCACCCTTTGGCGGCGAGAAGGCTTCGAAGAAGAATGCAATTCCTTCAGCTACAGCAGTAGCCGCTTCAATTACAAACTTTCCACCTTCAAGAATACCTTCAGCAAAAGCAGTAAGTAGACTAGTACCCCATTCTAACCATGCATCTGGACCATCTGGCCCATCTATTGCATCGGACAATATGCCTTTAAATGAATCAACAGCTGTTTCTCTGGCGCCAGCAAATAGTTCTCCAAATGCAACGCCAAAGGCCTCAAGAGTTGTTTGGTTTTCAGATAATGTATTAACAAAATCATTGAGATCTTCATTAATACCTTCAAATATCGGTCCACCAAAAGCTTCCTTAAGTTGGAAACTTATGTCTCTAAGATTTGAAGTTAATTGTGAAAATGTGCCTTGTTGACTTTCAGCAAAACCAGAAAACCGTTCATCAATAATTTCTTGAACGGCTGTCATAGCCTGGTTTACGCTGCCCTGATAAGAACCATTCCTGTCAAACTCAAGGCCCTTGCCTTCTAGCAGGTCTCTAGCAATACCAAATCTAGCAAACTGTTCAAATGCTTCACCAAATCTACGAGATTGTAGATTAGTAAAAGCCTGAACTACTTCCTCAAGAGGTGCATGAAGAGCTGATGCGAGATCAATTGCTCTACCAAGATTTTTCTCGACTGAAAGACCAAATGTTTCCAGCCTAAGAATAGCTTGAGTAATTTCAGGTAAATCAAAAGGAGTTTCCTTTGCCGTTTCTTTAGCAAAGGCAAACGCGTTTTCAGTCTGTTCACCAGCCTCTTCAGCACTCAAACCAATAGATTTGAATAGGTTAGTAAACTGAAGTTTAAACTGCTGAACGTCAGAGCTTACTTGAATAAAGCTCTTTCCAAATTCTATGAGAGCTGAAGTACCTTGCTGAATTAAACTACCAAGAATGAAACCGCCAGCGGTTTCTAAAAGACCTGTTCTAATGCCAAGAACGGCTCTGTTAAAACCAGAAAGACCACGTTCAGTTTCTGTAAAAAATCTTCTTTGAAAGTTATTGGCGTCTCTGCCCAAGTCACGTATTGATGAACTAATAACACTGAAGCCTTTTGTGTCAGCCTCAGACTTTAAAAGAATTCGTGACAGGAAAGCCAATTATTTTCTCAGTTCTGCCCTCTTTATATCAAATCGGGCCTTACACAGCTCTTGAAATCTTAACACCTGATCTTTGTTGAATGAAAAATCAGAAACTAAAGTTTCAAGAGCACTAAGATGATACATCATAAGCATGTTTGCTAATATATCTTCCGCTTGTGGTATAGTAGTTAGCCGCATGTCCCTCAATTGGGCAGAAGTTTGTTGTTGCCTTCGCTTGTATAGTATATTAGATTGCTTAGCCATCTTCGCCTGCCTTACCGAGGAACTTTAGCATACCAGGAGATAATTCAGATTTTCTTTCTGACCAAGATTTTTGTCGATCAAATGACTTTACGAATTTCATAAAATGTTCATGACCTTCCTTAGTCATTGCTCCAATATTGGCCATAAAATCTCGAACTACGACCTCTCGTTCTCTTTCTCTTGATCTATCCTCTGCCTGACAAAAATAGTATATTGTTTCTTTTATTGTCAATTCTTGAAGAATGTAGGCGGAACTAAGGTAGAAGGGTTCCCTACTGAGTCTGATGACGAGGAAGTCGAACCATTGGAACGTAAGTCCTCCAGTCTTTCCTTCAGATTCTTTACCGTCTGAGACTCCTCCGAAAATTTCTTCAGTGAGGCTTGTATTGTTTCCTTGCTCGGAAGATACTCCTTCGTCGACACTAGTAAATTTTTAATCATCTTCTCGACAATCTTAAAGCCATTTATCTCGAGAATTTGATCAATTACCCAGAAAATTTCTCTGAATGAAGCTTCATCAATAGCTTTCTTGAGTCTTTCAAAATCCTCTGAATCTCTCTCTATTTCAAGACCTTTGGCTATAACAGCATATCTAATATCAAACAGCTTTTTTCCGACAACAGACAGAGTTTCCATGTCAGAAGTATCTTCATTAATTTCGCTTGTTATTTCTCCTAAAACTTTCTTGATGTCAAGATTAGATCCATATAGATCCTGAAAAGCCATAGCTTTCTTAGAAGGAAGCGGCCGAATTTTAAACAATTCCGTAGAAATATATAGCTCTTCAGGTTCTTTGTTTGCAAAAACTCTTGCTGACATATTTTCGCCTTACCTATTTCAAATTATGGTGTGACCTGTTCCAGGTCAATTCTAACAACAGCTGCACCAGTATCAGTGGTAACAATGCCATCGTCGTTTGGATATGCTTCTACTTCTATCGGAAGAGTAGAGGCTGCGCCTCTTGCCCAGGACTGTTCGCCGGCAGCACCTGTAATCTGGGCCTTGAGGAATATAATTCCGTCAATAAGACCAGAGTCTTCATCAAGATTGAGGAAAGCCATTCTGAAGTTAGTAAGAGCCTTAGGCTTAGCGAGATACATACGATTCTCATTAGCCACAGGCTGAGAAACAGTATCGCCTTCCATAAACTTCTTACGATTAGCGATTGTTACTTCACCAAGAGTAGTTCTTCCAAGGAAGCGCGTCTCTTGTGGAGTCTTGCGAATTTCGCCTCTTTGCTGGGTAACGAAACCCGAAGCGTCGATAGTATGCGGTAAAGTAAGCGGTTCAGTGGTAAGACCGAGATCTTCCCACAGATACGTCGCATTTGGTTCATAGGTTGATAGGTCAATAACGTCCGACAGTTTGGTCGGAGCTGGACCAGTCGTTGGCGCCCAAAGAACTCGAGCAATACGAGCCTTTACCTGTGTATTATCGCCGCGATAAAACTCGGCCATATCGCCTCCTTAAAGAGTTAAAGCAAATCTTCTGACTTCGCGGTCGAATATATTCTCAACGCTGCCTCTAAATCCAGGGTCTCTATCGAGTTTGCCAAAAAGATCATTTGGCTCTGTCCCTGGATGTAAAACATAAGCTGCGAATATATCATCTCCACCTTCATTAGACTGAAATTTTAATGCTTTTCCATTTTTTGGAAATATAAAATGTGGCTCAGTTCCTTCGACAATCCATGATGCTTTTGGATCAGTGTTTTGAACACTAAGCTCATATGAATCACCGAAAGTTGAGGTTCTAAATCTCCATGAATTAGCAAAAGAACCAGTTTTTCTGGGCGAAATGTTTTTGAGTGTTGATGTTGCTCTTCTACCGACAGCTTGAATGCTAGATCTCTGAATTTCTACAAAACCTTTTTTGCCTCTAACTACTCGGTTAGCAGCAATTCTTGAGTCGTAAATAATATTCAGTTTAATCATCTATGCCGTACCTCCCATTGAGTTTCCATTCCTCGAATGAAAATACTGGCTCCTGTAGGTAGAATTGATGATGTTGGTTCGTATCTCATGAAATCTAATGACTTAGCTATTCCATCTAAATTACTGGCTGGATAATTATCAAACATATGTAGCTGAGCTTGCAAATACCTATCTAATATTTTATCCAGCCTAGTAACATTCGAGTCTCTTACAAAAGTCCTTAGATATACCTGAGTGTTCCATGTCATGACCTTACCCTGTTGAGAGACTTCGGTCGCATACACGTCTGAACTAAGAATAGCTAGTGATGGCCATGCTTTAATTTCTTTGACACTAGTGGCACTTCCAAGAAAGATATCCCTGTAGTTTTCTAGTTCAATTTGATCATTCGTCCATAAACCATGAACATAATCCAAATGAGATCGAAAATGTAAATTAAAGATCTCTTGGATTTTCTTCTTGATTGCTTCTGGCGAATTTTCAAACAATTAAATGCCGCCATCAAAATTTCTTGTTACTCTACCCCGTAAGAGTCTTGCAGCTTTGTTTTCATTATCATAGTGCCTAAGCTTAGAAAGATCTCTTAGACCTATGTATCTATCTACGTTATCAGCCTGATCTGAAATAGTAGGAGCGCCATTTCTTTCATTTTGGGCTTGAAACGTTTCTGCGTCTATAAGGCCTGAACCTCCACTATCTATAATGGCTTTCAGACCTCTATCATATCTACGCCAGAATGCTGCTTCTCTCGATCCTTCAGTGTCATCAATAAGAGAATGAAGAGTCGAGAGAGATAAAGCCATGATTCCCCATGTTGCTAAAGACTTAATAACTTGCCATGATTTTGGAGAGGCGGTAACACTTATTGGGGTGCTAATACCTATTCCAGAAAGCATGCCATTTACTTCGCCTTCAATGAGTGCTATGGCTTGGTCAGCTTGATCAATAGACACACCACCATCTGTGTCAATGTCTAATCCATTGACCATTCGTTCTATGTCTATTACCTGGACGTAGTCATGCGGCATTTAGGTTAACACCTGGATATAAGCAATCTTTTCAGGCCACTTCATATCAGGGAAAGCATTAATGCCAACACCTGTTTCCAAAATCCATGGGTCTTGATGGTTCTGAGTCCATGAATACAGGCCAGTACCACCAAAATCAATTGGATTTGGAGACGTTGCTAAGTTACCAACAGGGGCCTTAGGTAGAAGAATAATATGCTTCGGACTAAGAATATCCTGTCTCACAACGGCTGGAACGCCAGAACTGTCATAAGCTCTGGAACTTATCTTTGCTGCGTAGTCAACAAACTCTAATCCAGTAAAGTCAGTTAACAATGCTCTTGCGATGCTCGGAGTTATCTGCGTTACAGAACCACCAGCCCTGAAAAGAGCTAATTCCTGGAAATTGGTGACATTAGCAAGATGACGGAAAACCTTTGGGCTACCGACCATAACTTCAAAATTTTCACCAGTAACGTCAGACATTTCCTCTTGCCATCTTGAAATATCAGCTAGAGGATTTGCACCAGTCTGGTCCCACTTAGTAAATGATGTTGCACCACCGGTATAAATACCTGGGAAGTTAACAGCAAACTTAATTCGCTGATCATCATATGCGATTTGACCAGTAAGAGCGTTTATTCTCAGCCATTCAAGTCTTGCATCAACGGCCTGTCGAAGACGAGCAACATGACGAAGAATCTTAGCCTGAGCCTCACTCTGCATCTGACCAATGAGACCGTTGTTGTTGTCACTATCGCGAAGGCCAAAGATTCTAAGTTCTGATTCCTGGAAAACAGCCTTGAATCTTATATAGGCAAGCGAAGTACGCATCTGAGTCAGTATCTCACGCTGATCTCTAGGTGCTTCCTGATCGATAGTGATGAAAGGAGCAATTGGAGCCTCTGGAACTTCAATGTTAATGAGCAGTTCGTCAGAAGCAACTGGCTGCTCAGGGAACCATCTAGCTCCGATGTAGTTGGTATTGATAGGGTACGAGGTAACAAGACCCTGGAGCTGCGGCTGCTGGAGAAAAGCAGGAAGTGCAATCATTTACAGCCCTCTCTTCGTAAAGTTGACTCTGTTGGCAAGAGCTGTCTTAGCTGATGTGCCTACTGCGCCAAAGACATCAAGGTCAATGCAGAGATTTTCATCAACCCAGCCTTCAACAATGATTGTAGATGCTTCATCTCCATTACGGACATTAACATCTTCTATAAGAACCCCAACCACTTCCTGTGCCGCATGAGCAACACTATGAGGATAGGCTTTGCCTGTGACTGAATCAACAGAAACTACCTGGCCTGCAAATATTAATCTATCACCATCAGCATCAGCGGCGACTGGGCCGTTTTCACCTCCAGCAAAAGTATATGCAGCAGGAACAAATTGGCGACTAAGGAGGACATCCTTATGCGCCTGATAACTGCCCATAGTACTTCTATAAGGCATAGTTTACTGGTCCTCTTTGAAATTAAAGCCTGGAACAAGACCACTCTTCGACCACATTTCTCTACCAAGCTTTTCAGCCTGTTCAAGATCCATAGTCGAATTCGGCTTAGTGCCATCTTCTGGGGTCTTCTGACCGAGTTCTACAGCTGGAATACTATCGAGAAGCGTGCCCATTGCCTCGAAAATATTAACTGCCTTATTCTTGCCATCAGCTGTAGAAAGCGTTATAGCTCGAGTAGCTTCAGCATTAGATGCAAGCATAATCGGCTTAACAACATTCAAAATGGCAGGTGGAACACCCCTAGCGGAGTGCTTCTCTATGATAGCCTCAACCGCAAGATTGTGGCTACGCTTGGATTCTCTTTCGAGCTTGGTAGCAATATTCTGAACGTTTAGCTGATGAGCTCTCCATTCAGACGCACTAAGAGTAATGGTTTCCTCCGGCTTTGGTTCTTCAATAACCGGCGGACTTGTTGGCTTGGAAAGATCAGTGGTAGGCTTAGGCTGTTCTACCTCTGTCTCTTCCTCCTCGGCAACAGATTCAAGATCCTTTACACCTGTTACCTCGGTCTCTTCTACTTCTGCCATATCTACCTCCCGAGGAAATACATAGCCTACATCTTTTGACATAGGCTGCTTCGACAGAGCTATATGAGGTAGCTCTGCTAAAACCGGGTCATTGGTGAGGGCGACATGCATAAGAGTTGGGCCATGCATTTTTCTCTCACCATTAATTATAGCCTGCTCTTGGTATTCAGCGTCATATTTCGGAGACATAAAAACATATTTTCCATCCGAAATAACCTGTTTACCTTCTGCGCTAAGCTTAAAAGTACCCTTAAGAACCCAGTGTTTTTCCTTGTCTTTTTCAATTTTCAAGGATTTAGCCCAACCTAAAGCGCCTGGATCACCTAAGAATCCATGTCCTATTTGAAGAGGCACCTGCCTATCTATAGGAGCATTTGGATGTAGAACTTTATTCTCAAAGTTTGACTTCATTTTCGCTAACATTTGCCGAGTCATAGAAAATGTTTCATATCTCCAGTCAAACCATTCTCCAGTATGATGAACGACAAATTCTACAGTATCATCTTCTTTGACGTCTTTGTCCAGAGTAAACATGAGAGAAACAGATCTATCTTCAGTAGGAACAATTTCATCCTTCTGAAGATCAAGCTCTTCATCTTGCTCATCGTTTTCTGGATTTTCATTCGGATCAAATTCATCAATGTCCTGAGCGTTCATACAAACCTCAACAAAAAAATGGGGCTGGAAATAATCCAACCCCAGACAATTCTCGGCAATTGTGGTTTTATCTTATAACTAGCCAGACAAATTAGAAACGTTATCGCAATTCAGAACATAACCTCTGCCAAAATTTGTTTTACAGAAATCTTTATTAATTTTCCGTCTAAGCCTAAATATTATCTGTTTAAAAGAGTTAAAGTCCATACCATTTACATCTCTGATTGGGCTAGGATGCTGAATACAAAGTTCCCGTAAAACATCACCTTCAAGAACAGTAAGTTGCACAATCTTACTACCAATTTGTAACAGCCCGGCCTCAAAATAAAAAGTATATTCGCCGAACCTATATGTAGTCATGTTATCTCATAATTTCTCTTTAATTCCATTGACGGCTTTAGAGAAACTACTTCTCCTTTAACGACTGTAAAAGTAAGTTCGCCATGATTTTGTCCTCCAGCTGATAATAGTTTAACTACAGCCGGTTCAGTAACAAAACTGATTAACTCATAGACCAGATTAGGATAAGCGCGGACAAGCTTATACAGGTCTTCATTTCTATTTTCTAGATTGCTCATGATAGCACCTTGTTATAGGTTTCTATTACTATCTTATTCATTTTAGAGGTTGAGTATTCCCAGAGGTAGTTTTTAGCTCTTTCCAAGGAAGCATCACTCATGGTGGCCCTAAGTTGTGGGTCAGCCATAACCTTCATGATTTCAAACATGAGCTTTTTCTTTGAAACGATTGGAAGCAGGGTTCCAACATGCCAAGTATCCCATTCAATTGGATCTATAAGAATACCAGCCTCACCAACTACCTCAGATTGAGAGCCAGAATCATTTACACATATTATTGGTACTCCACAAGCCATAGCCTCACCTAGAGGTAGGTTAAATCCCTCAGCCTGAGATACGCTAATAAACAAATCACAGAGATTGTATCTTTCTACGAGACTATATGAGTTCAAAACAAGATTATGAGCTTTCTGAGCAGCTTTAGGGTCATTATCCCAGTCTATAGCTGAAACAGCGATGTCATCTATAGGAGTAGGATCAGAATATGAAACACCATGCGTCTGATTAAAATTTGGAGGTATACAAACCATTTCAGATACACCATTATATTCAATAATCTGATCTAATGCCCAGCCATTCATCATATTATGTTCAAAATTCTGAGTATGCATGTAAAGAACTAAATCAGTAATGCCTTCTTCCTTTAACATTCTGACAGTTTCAATAACCCTTGGGTGTTGCTTAGTTCTCTTATTTCTACCAAAAAATCCGATAACAAATTTATCTTGCCAACCAACGCCTTCTTTGAGATTTCTTCGTTCTTCTTCAGAAAATCTCCTGAAAGGAGCATGATTAACTCCGTGAGGAACCCAATCTACATCAACATTTTCCTGGTCTCTAAATAAATCTGAGCCCCATTTCAGATAAGTTATAGGCTTTGCTATCATTCTAGCCATTTCGCCAAATCCTCTTGGAATAGGAAAACCTTCAACAGGAAAATATGCTATCACAGGTATCTGACACTTAATTGAAGCTAGCATATTAAGCCAACTTGCAATATTTCCAGCGTCATAATTGAGCCACAAGATATTCGGTTTATCTTTAGTTATCCATCGGTGAAGAATTTCTGCTGTAATAGGACTATGTCCTGGCCTCCATACTCTCCATGGATCATCTTGTTTAGGTTCAGTATTTTCATCTTGAACACCAATCTGAGTAACATTAAATCCTGCCTGCTTAAAGCCTTGGCCAAACATTTTTTCAACAAGACCGAATCCAGTGGTAAGATTTGGAGCATCTCCGATGATGCCTACCGTGATCTCTTTAGGGTCAATAGATACCCTCACAGTTGGTCTATCGAATGTATCTGCCTCACTTGGGCGATATACTGCAATAGGCTTTTCAATAATTTCTATGTATTGTTCCTTAATATTCTCCACTGAATATTTGCTGAGATCAGGCCATGCAAATGAATCAGCTTGATTATCAAGGGCCACTTTAGTTTTCTCGATAAGAATTGATATATCAGACCATGTAGCTGCTCCTGATTCAGGCATACCACCTGAATTATGCACAATAGGAAGACATTTAGAGGCCATAGCTTCAAGAGCTACCATACCAAAATGCTCCATCGAAGATGGATATTTGGCTTCATAACCAGCAGCATGCCAATAAACTTTTGATTCAGCGTATAGTTTTATAAGCATGCCCTGCGAAACATCGTGCATGAAACTTATATTATGATTCCTAGCAAGTTCAACACATTCATCATAGTATTGCCGATCTTGAATAGAGCCAACAATAATAAGCTTGGCTTCTGGATCATCAAGACGTTTAAAAGCTTCTATCATGACCTTGTGGTTTTTGTTATTTCCATCAGGTACTTGAAAAAATCTACCAATGGTTAAAATCTGTCTTTTCTTTTCAACAGAAAAGAACTGCTCAAGATTAAGAACTGGATAAACAACATGAATATCATCTTCTTTTCTTTTCCAGCGTTCTACAATCTGTTGCTTTGTGAAACTAGAGTTTGTAATTATAGTGTCGTATCCATTGGTATCCCAAACAAATTGAGGATAAAAACACAGGATTATATTTCTCCTAGCCAGAGGAGGAAGCATGAAACCATGGTTAATATTGATAAAGACATCATAAAATTTGATTGATGGAATATCCAAGGGGACGAACGTTACTTTGTCCCTGAATTCATCGCCCATGAATTCATAAATTTCTTCATTTCTATCCTGTTTGTAGTGATCAATCATAACCGTAACGTCATAATTATCCTTCAAGGAATCTATCAGGCTAAGAGAGTGATTCTCTCCACCAGACTTAGTTCCATGATGAGAAGAATAAATACATATTTTCACTAAATCACTCCTTGAGGTAAATCTCTAACAACATAATATCTATCTGTAAGTGAACCTTCAGTTTCAAATCCAGAACCTGGTATATTAATATAATGCAGCTCTTTTTCTTTAAGTTTTTCCTTATCTATCCAGCCATAGTGAATAACACAAACATTCCAGTCTAAACATCTATGAGATACTCCACTAACCCACTCATGAACTTTACCATTCCAGTTAAGATCTATTTTTTCATCTCCAATTTTTGACCGAAATATTCTTGGGTGTGTCTCCCAGCCTCCTAAATTGGCGGCATATTCATAATTATTATTTATTAAATTACATTGTCTTATCCTAACAGATAAAACATCTTCTGGAATTTCCGACAATAATGGCCTTAAAACATTTCTAAACTTTACACCAAACTGTTCATCAGAATCTAATCTTATTATCCAGTCTGAATCACAATGTCTAAATGATATATTTCTCTGAATTGAAAAATCTCCAGGCCATATACTCTGTAAAATAGTAACTGGAATAGGAGAGCTACTCATATATTTGCCTATCTGCCTGAGAGTATCATCTTGACTTCCACCATCTACAATAATAATTTCATCTGCAAAATCACAACTCTCAAGAGCTCGATAAACGTTTTTCGCGTCATTTTGTACTATCATTGCTACAGATATTTTAAAGCTCACTATATGCCTCCGCTAATAATCTGCCTACATTTAAGGTAGAAAATGTGCTATTGGCTCTGCGAAGAGCTTTTCCGCCAAGCTCGTTTCTCATAGCGCTATTATTCAACAGCATGACTATCTGATCTCTAAGTATATCCCAAGCTCTTGGCGGAAATAATAATCCAGCTTTGGTAACACCAAAAATATCTCTAGCTGACCCAGTGTCAGAACAAATAACAGGTAATCCAGTGGACATACCTTCAAGAATAACCATGCCAAACTGTTCAACCCATGAGTTTGCAGGATTATATGCATCTATCTTCGGAATAGATGGAACAACAAGTATACTGCCAGATCTATAAAAACTGGCTAGACCAGAGTATTCAATCTTTCCATGATACTTCATATTGACCTTACACTTACTTGCTAAGGTCTGATATGGCCTGATGTCTCCTTCGCCCGCAACATGCAATTCAGCCTTTAAACCAGTCATGGCGACAATAAGGTCCCACAACCCTTTTTCTGGTGCTAACCTTCCACAGAATAATACAATATTATTATTACCTGTATTAATACCAGGCTTAAAATAAGTAGTATCTACAGCACTAGGAATAATCTGAATCTTTTCATCTGGAACACCTTCAAGCAAGAGCATATTCTTAATCATAGCCGTTCTAGCGATAATTAAATCGGCATTAGCAGATAGAGCACCAGCATTACCGCCAGAAATACCAAAAGGTAAATTATCGAAGACAGTAACCGACTTTTTTCCGTTGAATTTTGAGAGTATAGACTGGCTATAATCCCGATAAAACTCGCTAACATCAAGAATATCAAACTCGCCAGATATAATATCTTCAATATCGACATAAGAACGCTGCCTTATCTTTCCTTTATCCCAGAAATTGTTTTTTTCAAATTTAGTTGCGCAACAAGCTACGTTAATTTTTTCTAGAGATTGTGAGTGAACTTCACTAAAAATAACGTAGTCCTGATGATTTGATACATTTCCACGTACATATCCAAGATTTATACTCATTATATTGTTTCCTTATCGCGATAACATTGCAGGATGATGACTGTCAACGTCAACTCACCTATCTAATAGGACTACACATCCACTTCCATTGCACAATCAATACATTCTGGTCCAAGATCTTCATATTGAACCAGAGCAACATATGGCTTACCAGCTTTATTATATTCACCAGACCTCTTTAGGTAATGATCAAAACAAATTAAATCTGGAGCAATAACTTTATTTGCTTCTAAAGGTACGTCTGTCCAGGTAACAGTAGCTTTATTATTCATTAGCGCGGTAAATCCTTAAACATAGCTTTGACTTCTTCAGAATTAGATCGCTCAGTATAGTGTGTGATAGTTACGGGAGAATACATAACCTTGAAACCAGCTTCTCTAGCCTTAAGACAATATTCTCTGTCGCTACCCCAATGCGGATAATATTCATCAAGATTACCAATGGCATCTCGAAGCTTTTTATTTATCATAAAACAGGCACCAGTAACCCATTCAACTTCTTCCTCCTCGAAATAGTTGATATTGAGTTCATTCATGCCACGATGTGACCCAACTCCATAAGCGCCAGCATGATTGATGAGTCCCGAATCATCAAGGAGCTTACATCCGACCACACCTGCCATACTCCGTTCTCCGCAGTCAATAAGATCTTCGAGCCATCTTTGGTTAACAACGAGATCAAGATTAAGGAGGACGGCCCACTCAGCTTCAGATCTCTCAAGGCCGATGTTATTTGTTCTTGTGTAGCCCTGTTGATCTCGATTATATAACACGAAGTCAACGTGACCTTTGGACCAGTAATGGTCACGGATAAATTCGGCTGTTCCATCATAACCCCGATCAATAACACAGGTAAGAGTATATAACTCTCTTGGAGTAAATTGAATAATTGAGTTCAGACATTGCCTAAGGTAATCCAAGGAGGGCTCGTCTACAACATGAACTGATACAATTAAATCAGCTTTAGTCATGAATTCATCCACTTGACGAACATCAGGAGGACGGTTGGACACACAATAGCTAGGGCACTGCACCATGTGTTCCACTTGGCCGGAACCGGGTCCGGGCGTGCATAGCACTGCTTGCATTCGAATTCATGCTCGTGGTCAAGATTTGGCATCGAGCTTCTCGATTATCATATTCCACATAGTATCAGCAGATTCCTGAGTAGCTCCATCATCAAACAGGTGGTAATGGCAAAATCTAAATGGAGCCTGGTTTCTTCTAATACTAATTTGTTTTCTTTCTAGATTAATTTCAAAAAAGTCTACGTGAAGTGTCTCTAGCTGAACTTGAAAATCTTCGACGGTCATAGACCCACAATAGTTGCAAGAGAGCGTACCATTTACTTTGTCCCAATCAACTGGCCTGCCCCATTTTTTCATGGCATTTGCACATGTTGAATTAAGTCTAGGCTGCGCAGCTTCCATTTACCAGTTTTCTCCTGAAGTTATTTTAGCATATAATTCTAGATATTCAACTGTAGATTTGCTCTTGTCAAAATATGCTTCAGCATATCCTCTACACGTATCTCTGTCAATTTCGTCTATAGTCTCTACTGCTTCTATCATTCCTTCTTTGTTATAACAGCCGCCAGAACCATGCTTGTATTCATCAAAAGGTAAGACAAATGCAAGCTTACCAACAGCTGGAGAAACAAGCTCGGGGATGACACCATTGTAAGAACCAACAACTGGAGTACCACAAGAAATAGATTCCGAAACAATAATAGCTCCGGCTTCGCACCACCTGACTGGGTGAAACAAAGCCTTAGCATTCTGTAAAAGACTGAGTTTTTCTTCACCACCAACATCTCCAATAAATTGAATATTATCTCCGATTTTTGGCTTAACGAATTTATCAAAATATGCTGAATCCCAGGCTGGCCCACAGATTTTTAAGACGTTTCCTGTTTCAATGGCAACTTCAACTGCGATATCAACACCCTTGTAGTCATTAACGCTGCCCATGTAGAGAAGATAGTCGCGAGTTGGATTATTAATAGGCACAAAATAATCAGTAGGAACGCGATTGTAAACAACCGGGTAAGTAGCAAGTTCGCCATAAAGATGTTTCCTTTGAGCATATGATATACAAGCAGTATTAGGCCCTCTTTTAGCAAGGCCTTGAAGTGTATTAATTACTCTAGATTCATATCTAAAGTGACCAGTTAAATGCTTATCATGCGTAAAATCATGAATAACGTCAAAATAGGTTCCACGGTGTTTCTGGGCTATAAGAGAAGCATACTCTTTTCCTTCTGACCCTAGAAAAGTAATGACTTCTGCTCCTTCAAGATACGAACCATCTCTAGCAAACAATGTAACCTTATGACCAAGTTTCACAAGATCTTGTCCAAGCCAATACGCTACCCGTTCAATACCACCGTATCTCTCAGGCGGACACTGGATTATTGGAGTTACTACTAATCCGATTTTCATTAAAATTCTTCCTTGCCATTAAAGTAATAACGTCGTGTTTATTTCCATGTTTATCTACTCTGTCATCTCTCTGGCAATGCGTAACATCGAACTTATTGAAAGCTTTTCTGAGAGACTTGTGGTCAAAAAATTGCTTGTGTTCCGTAGTTGGATAAGCATGAAGATAAGGAACAGACACTATAACCAACCCACCCTTATTAAGAGCAGCATATATATTATCAACTACGGTTTTTAACTCTTCATCATCAAAATGTTCAAGTGTATGAAAACTGATAATTGTATCATACTTAGGCTCATCTGGTAATTTCTGTCTAATATCATGGGCAAAGAAATTACCTACTTTTCTACGATATGCAAAAGACAGAGCATCATTATCTATATCTAGGCCATTAAGAGAAGTAGCATTCTCGCATAATTCCCATGCAACCTCAACTTCAGCTCCGTGATTACAGCCTATAAATAAAACATTTCCAAATATACCATCCTTCAGATCATTAATGATCATGCCATTAATATGATCTTTCCAATATTGTGCTTCTATATACGGGGCTACAGCCATGGCCTACTCCTTCATATATATAGTTGGTCTTGAATTCCAGCCTTTGGCTACCTTTTTAAGCTGTTCACCTATTAAAGAATTATAAGCTCTAGCTGCTCCAGTTTCAGGAACCCACTGATCATTTATCAGATATTCTTTAAAGTGTGTTCTTGCAGGTCTAGTCCAACAATTACTAGTACTGAAAAAAGTACCAATAGTTTTTATACAGGTTTGCATAAGTTGCATTGGCTCTGGATCTCTTTCAAAAACCTCATATGAACATACTAAATCTGCTTTTGAAACTTTATTTATATCAGTTATGATATCAGCCTTGACATGAAATGCAGGAAAAAGACAGTCACGAACAAACTCATAGGTGCGAGGAACAGGATGGAAGTAGACCACATCAGTAGAAGGATAAAGTTTAGACAGTAGGAGAGCATGAAGACCAATAACGCTATGAAAGTCAAGAATATTTTTTGGTTTATATTCAATTCTTTCCAGGAAGTTGTAAGTGGTAAAGACTTCATGCCCGGTAAAGTTAAAACTGCCGAGGCAAGTATAAAGCCATTCCGAAGTATCAAATTCATTCATATCCTCAAGGTGTTCTTTTTGGAAAGGCGCATAAGCTTCCCATTCATCTGTAACCTCATCTTCAGTATATTTATAACACAGAGAATGAGCATCATATGGAGATCTTCTGACCCCTAGCTCTTGACCTTCCCAATCAATAACCATATAAAGCAGTTTATTAAAAAGTTTCTTTCTAGTCATGCCAAAGAGTCTAGTCCAGTGCTGATCCCCAGGACATAGATATAAACCTGTTAGAGGATCTCTATCAGCCAGAGATAAGTTCATCAATATCCTCTCTAACGGCTGTTAGATTCCATGAGTACAGATCCATTGGAACCAAAACATCTATCTGCTGACTTTTCCACCTATGATCAGGCTTTTCATCATGTACTGCTCTAAAGTAATTTACAGCAGCTCCATAATGAATACCACCTGTCGAGCTGATATGCCTATATCCACATTTGCATATAAAAAACCAGACTTTAACTTTCATGTCTTCTCCACATAACTGGCCTTGCATTCCAGCCATGGCCTACTGCTTGATATTCATGAATTCGAAATTCGTCATTGACATATCTCGTTACTTCAGAACGATGAACTTCTCCATCATCTGTTTCAAAATATGTATAATGACCATGACAGGCTGCAGTAAAAGAGAAGCTAACAGACATAAATTCAGGGTTTAGACGCATCATGTCTCTGGCAGCTTCTACTGGATTTTTCATGTGCTCAAGAAATTCATAAGAGAGAATCAGATCTGCCTTTGGCGGAAGATTTTCTCTCTTAGTCTTGATATACATATTGTCAGCTTCATATGCTTTCTTTATCTGTTTAGCAAAATTAGACTGCATGCCAGGCACATTGAAATAAACTATCTTAGCTTCAGGCCAAAGCCATGATGCTATGAGAGAATGCATCCCTAAGCCTGCTCCCCAGTCTACAATAATACGCGGTTTGAAGTCAGGGTAGTCAGCTTTAAGAAAACGATATGTACCATATAGACTCTTAACGGTGAAAACAAAAGAAGCCAGCGCTCCATAGAACCATTCAGATCCTTCATATTCATCTTCCTGATTTTTATCAGCTTCCCATTCTGCAACCACATCAGGATGATTATGAAAATCTGTCAGGTTTCTAGCTTCTTCTCGGTCTCTTTTTGGCATATTAAGCTCTCTTGCTTCAAAAGAGATCATATCATCCAAGAGAGATTGTGATAAGGCGGCCAAACTCATGCCATCAAATAATCTTGATGTAAGGTCGGGCATAGAAAAGTATCTTCCCTTACCCTTCGGGCTTGAGGTTGAATCAGTAAGAATCTTAATCCACTCCATCAGTAACGATACGTCTAGGCTTTCTTGGAGTTATCTCCGTATCGAGCGCTGGAGTATTGAATCTTTCAGAGCGACGAGGACCTCTAGGATTACGAACTGGGCCTCTTGGAGTAGCTTGTTTCATATTAAGCAGTTCTGAGACCTTTGTGGCTCTTTCATCAATAACAACGAAAATACGATCTTGTTCCTCTGGTTTTAATTCATGAAAATCTTCTGGAATACTTGGAATAGTCTTGAGAATTCTCTCTGCCAATTCTAATAGAATAGCTTCTCTTCTAGTTTCTATGTCTTCTCCTGCCATTACCACTCTCCTTTTTCAGTAGTGAATCCATTATAATAACTATTAGCTTTATCAACTTTTTTCCATACCGCTATGTTATAAAGATTTGGCGGGTTGTAAGGAAAATAAATACACTCAAATCCAGCCGCGGCAATAATTTTTTCAAATTCATACTGATATTTGAAATTATGTTCAAGATGTCCAGTGTCATGAGCATTAAAGGACCTAGAATTACAAATTAACAATCCATCATCTGTAAGTATATTTCTGAATTTTGTAACTAGTTCTTCAGGATCATTTTCATGCTCAAAATATTCAAAGCACATAATGATGTCATATGATATTGGAATAAAATCACTGCTCTTTATAGCTTTCCAATTATTTGGAAATGCTGCTTGTTTATTAATATAAAAATCAGCAAATTTAATTGTTTGTCCTCGATCTACGCCATCAACATAGTATCCTTCATTAACTGCAACTAATGCTTCACGTCCAATTCCACAACCATAATCCATGACAAAAGAAAGATTATGGGTTCCATATTTGTTAAGAATATTTTTTACGACTTTTTCACGATATCGCTCTTTAATACCTGAAGATACAGTAGCTTTTACAGTAAGAAGATCCCAAATAACAGCATCTGTATTATCATAGATAAAATCTAGCGACTCACCTTTATCAAGATGCTCTTTAAAAAGCTGTGATCCTCGCATTTTAGAGGCAGCTTCTTCACGAGAAATGTTGAAGAATTCCATAGCATCTTGAATACAAAGCTCATACTCTTCTGGATCCATACCATCGCCATATGGGCTAGAAATTAAATTCATGTTATTACTTTGCTCCTAATGTTCTTAAAATCTATAGCATCTTGAATTAAATCAGGTGACGCTAAAACATTTTCTCTACATGGTATATTTTCAGCCCATAATATTTGTTTTCTTTCTTCTGGAATTCCTTGTATAGAGCCGAAAGCTCTTACGGCAAATGTTTTTCTAGTGAAAACAAGCTCAAGCTGTTTTACATCATCATATAATTTTTCAATAAGCCAGCCACTTCTCATATAACCACACTGATTAGGATAATCTATTCCAAGTACATGCTCAGTCTTTCTAGAGTTAAATGAGATATAACCAGCCGGAGCAGAATGTTCTATCTGCCGGATCAAATTGAATGGATTAGCTACCCAGCTCAATAGCCCATCTACCCAGATAAAATCATACGAATCATTAAGAATAAAATCTAAATGGCCAGAAAAATCAGCTTGTTCCCAACAGTGTTTACCCCAGCAGCTATTTTTATTTAACAACCGCTCATCAAATGGCTTTGAAGAAATAACAACTGAAGCAAGATCAACTGGCTGACCATCTCCTAAGTAGAGAATATTCCAGGTAGGATCTAGCGTCTCTTCTAGTTGGTGTCTAAACTTTGATGTATTTATAATCGGCATTTTTCTTCTTCTTTACTATAACACGTTTGTTACTAAATGAACATTACAAAATTACTATACCAAATCCAGTATTTGGTTGAGTTGGAACAGCCAGATATTTATCAAAAGGTTCTTCTCGAAGTACTCTTGAAACACCATCAGAATATATATCATGAAAGCAGAGAATGGTTCCTGGTTTACAAGTCTTTCTGATATGTCGAAATTCTTCTAATGTCTGATCATATTCGTGAGAGCTATCAACAAAGACTAGGTCAATAACTTCGCGATTATCTTCAATAAACTTCTTGGCATATACGCTTGTACTATCAGCTTTTAAGAAACTAACATGATTATTATATGCAGCTATATGCGCATCATATACGTTTTTCTTAGCCTCTTTGATATATTCTGAATTAATTTCCATAGTAACAAGCTCTCCAAACCCGTTATCAAATAGAGCCTTTGCTATCATGTACGTTGAATATCCTAGATTAGTACCATATTCAATAGCCAGTTTAGGAGCCTTATGTCGAGCAAGAAGATAGAGCAGCTGACCAACAGCTGGTTCTACGGTACCTCCACCCCAACGATCCTTAAACGGAGCATTTGACAGGTAATTTATATTACAATTAACAAAATCACAGACATCAAGAATAAATTCATTAGCAGACATTTTCATCGGAATATCCACGCTTCACCTCTATGATATTTTAGACCTTAAAATGCCTGAAGTAAACTACTTTTTAGGAGGAATTTTTTTCGCTGGAGTCTTCTTAACTGAAGAACTAGATCCATTACCAGAATTACTTTCTTCTGGCTGAGGATTAGCATCAGCTTGAGCTTTAAGCATGGCTGTGGCATCCTCAAAGGCTTCTTTCTTCTTTTCCTTTATCTGTTCATCAGTGTAAACAGGTATTCCAAGCTCATTTGCAATGTCTATAAAATTGATTGCATTATAATCTGGATGCCCATCTATAAGGTCCTTGAAAACCTCATAAACTCTCTGTTTTAGTTCCCTAGACATCGGTGGATAAAAAAGAACAGCGTCTTCAAATTGTGGACCAAAATTAAGATCTATCAGAGGTCTAATAACATATCTCTCTACATTCCTGACCATTGAATGTAGATCCCACTCTTCTCCAACAAGAAATGCTTCAAACTGTATATCAGCAAGAGCATAAGAACCAAATGACTGTGTTCCCTGAGAAACAGGCTTATCAGGAACAAACATTCCTTTGAAGATAGCGTTTTCAAGCCACCCTATAGCAGTTTGATATAAATCTCCTCTGGTACTCATGGCGAGTTCTCTTAGTTCCCAGAGTCTGTGTCTAGCATTTGCATCAAACTGAGATGGCATAACAATAGCCATACCATCTTGTAACCTAGAAGCTACTTCAGCCAACCAGCTCATGTTCTCTACGCTACTATTCGTATCTCTTGAGTAAGTATTTCCAGGAGGAGCGTATCCAAGGAGCGGTGGTGTGGCGAGCTTTTCCATATATCTCATGTAATAGCCAGACAATAACTCAAGCCAATACCAGTATTCATAAACCGCGTCTAAATCTGAGCTACCCCATAAGGTATTTTCTTGGCCTTTACCCCACATGAAAGATTTATCAATACTGATTTCTATATCTCTCATTCCAGCTGTTTGAGTATAACCATTAAAATCTTGAGATTTTTCCTGTATTTTTATCTCTTTAATAGTTCTAGGGTTATTCCATTTAATTTTCTTGTAATGTATGGAAGGCCCTTTGAAGGTACGCATAGTTCCGTCATGATCGTATTTGAAAGATAAATTTCCAGCTTCAAAAACCTTTTCGTGAAGAGATACACCGTAGTCTAATGCAAAGAGAGAAGTATAACACAGATTGTAGAGTATCGGCCCTAAGACATAATTTAGATACCCTTCAACTTTTGGATTTGGATGCTTTATTTTAGATTTTTGAATGACTGCTAGAATTGGAGCTTTCTTTAAGAACAATGCTGTTTTAATAACACCGTTCTTCTTCATCTGGTCTATGATTTTTGGGTCTATCCAGTCTCCAGGCTTCCACTCTCCAGGATTAACAAAAGGAGATTTATAGCTCATTCCACGATAAGTTAATTCTCCAGTAGTTGGAAGTTTAACTTTATCTTCTGGTAACAAAAGATTACTCAGTCCGACCCTTGAAAGGCCAAACTGCTCTATCATTTTTCCAATTTCTCCTTGAAATATCTTACCTTGTACAGGTAAAGGAGCTAAGGAAAAATCAACCTCTGAATTCTCTCTTTGCTGGATTAAAACCACGTGGAGACCTCCATCTCGGACCCTTAAGAGGGCTATATATATTTCTGTTTGAAGACAATTCGTGTATACTTTTAGACATTTCTGGAGCGTAGAAACCTCTTTGGGCTTCGTCACCAGGCATATCGTGATCTGGAGAAAAATCTTCAGATTTAATGGTAATTCTATCTGGCTTTGGAAGATCTACTATACCAAGAGCACTAACCTCTCTGGCACAGTCATTAGCAAACCAGCTAGCCATTAGCGTATCACCACTATGACCTTGGCCATACTCAAGAGCTTCAGCTATCCATTGATCAGTCTGAGCAACACACTCGTAGTCTCCTCTTGGTATAATCCATTTACCAGAAGTAACTGTAGCGGCGAGATAAGGAATACCAATGAAGATGTCTGGCTTTTGTCCGCCAGTAGTAAACCCTTCAACTGGTATAGAAGATGTTTTATCAAGTTCTTGAATAATATAGTCTTGAGCCTGGTTGTTTTCAACCTTAACTTTTTGAGGCCTGTATCTTGGTTCAAGTTGCTTTATCTTGTCTACAACTCTAAAACCCCATCTGCCTCTTTCAATCCATAAAATTCTACGATCTTCTGTTTCTGGAATAAATTCAATAACAAATATAGAGCCAAAGTCAGATGATTTTTTAGGGTCTGGATTAACCTGCGAATCTACACCGATAAAAATTGGATTATTACCACTATACGTAAACTGAAACTTTTCATCAAAATCAAAACATTCTTCAAATGCAGCATATGTAAAGTATGAGTTTTCTTCTGGTACAGGGTTGTTTTCCATTTCCTGAGCCCAAGCAATAGGACCCATCTGACGTTTTCTCTCTTCAAGAGCTTTAAGAGGCCACTTCTCCTGCCACAAAGAAGTTCCATCATCTCTAATCGCCTTAGCAAAACTCGGAAAACTAACCCAGCCATGTCGTATTTCAGCTGAAGATGGAAGAACAGTTCTCTTATCTTTTTCAGCTTCAATAAGTTCAGCTTCAGTTGGTTCTAAATCTGAATCAAGACTTGCATCAATAACTTTCAAATTTTCAGCGGAAGGACCAGGCAATTTTCCACTAAGGATATTAATATAGATATCGTCAAAGTGTTTTCTGGTGCCGATAATAATCATCTGCCCACCAGCTCTAAGAATCGGTAGAACAGTTTGAGTATACCAGAGTTGAGTTTTTCTTCGACTTTCAATCGTTAAAACAGTTTTCTTGTCTTCAACATCGTCAAGAACCAAAAAATCAGTATGCTTACCGAGAATAGCTTTACCAGCACCAGCTGCAAACATGGTTGGGTTGATTTCAGCCTGGTTACTTCTGATGACAGTAAACATGTCATCTCTCCAGCCAACCTGACTTTCAAAATCACCATATTCGTCTATAAGTTTTTTATTAGATTCTAGATGACTCTTAACACCTTTTAAGAAGCTAGCCGCCTGATCATATGTATTAGAAATAATTCCGCCACAAACATTTCTATTCTTGACTATACGATGAACAGAAGACCCAATAGTTACGATTGTAGACTTTGAGAACTCTCTTGGAACAAGAACGAGCATCCAAGCTCCACTCTCAACCGTATCAAGCATATCCTTATGAAAGTCAGGCATTGCATAATGAACAGCCTTTGAAGGGTCCAAGAAGGATGGTGATGTTGGTTTGAGATAATCATCTACAAATTCTTTCGCGGATGATACTGGTTTTTCATTACCCCCCAGTCTCTCCAAGAATCTGTCGAATAGGTTGGGCGCGTCTGAGCTTTGCGACAATTTTCTTTTCAATCTCTGGATCCTCTTCGCGAATTACTTCCATAACTATTTGCTGGAATTCTTCAGCCTTTTCTAAGCCAAACATCTCTCTTTGTATATCACGAAATTCTCTTATTTGGCTTCTAATTTCTGACATAGTAGCGAGCTGAAGCTTTCTTTTTTCGATAGACATTCTATCCCATTCACCTTCTTCAGATGCTACGTTAAGTTTCACTTCTTGAAGAATAGCAGCCGCGTCAGATAATAAACCCTCCATAATTTTTGGAATAGATACTCTAGCTTCTACTAGGGCTTGAGCACTTTCATATAAACCTGGTATAGATTCACTACTGATTCTATTCAGTAATGCTCCTACGGCTTGTGGAGTAACTCCAAACTTTTTTGCTATTTCACTTCTAGTTAAACCTTGAACATAATGCAGTTTAACTACTAGTTTAGGATCTAAGACACCTTTGCCTAAGACCCTACCGTTTTTAGACATTATCTTATCTGGTATTTTAGTGTCAACCATGTTTATTATTCTAGTTCAATTTCAAAGAAGTGTTTACGCTAACGCGAAAGAGTTTTATTATATATGAAGAGTAGTAAGATCATGATGTCAAATATGACGCGAAAGAGGTCTAAACATGGCAATGACCGTAGTTTTAGGCAATGCAACTGGAGCAACCCCTGACTGGGCAGATGTTACAGCCGCAAAATGGAATAGGGTTGATAGCATATCTGGTACTACTGCAATCCCTACTCCAACTGCGACCGGTACAAACTTCAGTTTTATCAAGACTTTTTCAATAGATATTGATACTACTGATTCTCTTACAATGACTGATATTGCAGTCGGTAAGGTCGCGAACGAAGCAACCACAGGAACAAAACTTTGGCATTATACTGGACATGCTGAAGGAGAATACACGCAAGCTACCGCTGTACCAACAGCAACTGGAGACAATAACACAACTGCTCCTACGTTAAATGGACAGACTGGTGTTGCTATGCCTCTCATAGGTTCTGCATCTCCTTATTCAGCAGGTCCTCATACTACTACCGGCAGAAAAGGTAACATCGTAGAGATTGCTCTCGGAGTAGATGCAACTAATACGACCGGTGGTGGAGCAGTTGACACGCCGACAGTTAGATGGCAGTGGACGGAAGGTTAAAATGCAAGACGATATTTTTGAAGATAAAGAACCATTTGAAGGTCTTGAGCCTCTTGGCCGAGCAATTGTAGATAAAAATGGAGTTCCTAGTGGGTCTCCAGCTAATTATGAAAACCTTAGAGGAAATAACGGGCTTCCGCCAGTAGATATGGATGATATCAAAGCAAAACTGGCGGAACAACTCCTTGGCTGATCCTTTTTATTGGCAATTAAGATATCTAGATGGAAAAATTACTGATGAGTTACTAAATAATTCTAGTGTTTTAAACTCTAGAGCTAATGCAACTCATCTAATAATTTGTAGGCATTCGTCTACATTAGAAGTTAAAGACCTGCGGACTCCAGTCACTAGAGTTGACCTAAATGGCTGGGTCCCTATTTTTTACAGAAAAAGAAATATAGATTTTTCTCATTTAGCTCAAAAAGTAAAACTGAGCATCACTGTTTTTGGAAAAGCAAGAGAAGGCAGTGATGTTCATATAGAATCTCAGCTTTGGGCCATATATATGCTAAAAGACAAAGAAGTAATTATTGACTGTCCGAGTTGGGCCATCGACAAAAACATGATTCAACACCAGATATCAGAGAGATAGCCTTATGCTGCTAAACTTTGGAAACTGGACTACTGAAGATTTTATAGAGGCATTAACCATTGTTGGTAGTCCATCCATTGATGCAACTGCTGGTAGAGATGGTAAACCTGCGGCAAGAATTAATCCATCTGCTAGCACGCAAGTAATAGCTCTTGGAAGTATAGCAGCTATTGGTAGAACCCAGCAATTCGTTAATTTTGCATCACAACATTATATAACAATATACCTGTGGTTTGATTCTCTCCCGGCCGCTGATACTCCAGCAATATCGCTCGTCAACGCTTCCAGTACTAGGTTGGCCGCAGCATGGATTAATAGCTCTGGACAAGTAACACTTGTAGGATCTGCAACAAGCGGAGTTATAGCAACTATTACGACTGGTGTATGGTATAAATTTAAACTTCGTGGAGGAGCAAATTCAGACTGCGGATTATCAATTGATGATGGATCAGAAACAACGGTCTCTACTGGAGCAGTAGCATGTCAACGAGTATATCTTGGAGCCGTTGCTTCATCAACTATGAATATGGCATGTGGAGAGTGGGTAATAAGCGATATAAGTGACTCAGCCCCATCATTACCAGAAATTAGTATTGCATTACCGACTGGATCTGGTAATTATTCATCGTGGGCAGATGGTACAGGAAGTACATTCGCAGAAGTAGACGAAATTCCTCATGATGGAAGCACTACCTATCTCCAAAATACAGCTGGAACAGATGTAGCACATACTTTAGCTGCACAAGATTCTGGAACTCTTGGAATATCTGATATAGAAGCCGTTAAAGTAATAGCAATTATGGCTGAAGCAAGCGCAGGTATTACACTTGGAGGTGTTCGTTTACGATCTGGTTCAACTGATAGCGATAGTACAGCTACAGATATAGGCGATACAACATATGTAGCAATACAGAAAATTCTCGCTACTGACCCAAACACATCTGCTTCCTGGACTGAATCTGGATTTGATGCTATTGAAGTTGGAGTCTATAAAGGAGCAGCATCACATCCTATAAGATGTACAGCAGTTTATGCTTTAGTACTTATTGCCGGAGCTCCTCCTGAAACAACAGTAGAATTAGATATAACTACTACTGCAGCTATTTCGTTAATAGCAAATGAAGACCTTACTACAGATGCAGCGTTATTAGCAATCAAGTCTGAAGATATTAACACAGATGCTGTATTATCTACTACCAATGTTGAAGAACTTGATACAGACGCAGCAATCGAGTTAGCAGCAGATTTAGATCTTGATAC